GACGGGACGAACACCTACACTGCTGCGGTCAGCTCGACGTCAGGCGGAGAGGTGTGGAAGTCTGGCATCCTGACGGGAACGCTCGCCTCCAACACGACCATCACCGTCACGTTCTCCGGAACACCGATCATCGCCGAGTACCTCTCGATTGCCTACGTCACTGGTCTGTCCAGCGCCGCCGCCGACAAGACGGCCAGCGCAGATGCTGGTACTGGGTCGAGCTACAGCGTGTCGACCGGGACGCTCGGCAAGGCCAACGAGGTCGTGTTCGGGAACCTGATAATCGCGAACGTGTCCGGGGAAACGATAACCGAGGGTGCTGGGTTCACAACCATCGACCACGTCAACGGCTTCGGCGCATCAGGGCAGGAGAGCTACACGTTCGCTTACAAGATAGTCAGCTCGACCGCCTCCGTAACGTACAATCCGACTAGCAACCTGGCGTCCGCAGCCGGGGCGATCTGCGTCGCCAGCTTCAAGGGTTTCTGACCGCCAATGACGACGCGCACCACGCTCAACCCGGCGGACTGCGGCGCGAACATCTTGCTGCTGAACGGGCACCTGCAAGCGGAGAAGATAGCAGCAGATAATGCGTTCACGTTGGTCCGGTCGACCACCGCGCGCAATACTGGGAAGGTCTACTTCGAGTTCACGTCGTGGGTTCCAACAGGTGTCCCGCAGAACTCCTTCAACTATGTTGGATTGTCGGACAGCGTTGCTCCCGTCAACGGCCTCATCGGTGCGCCTGGTAGCGTCGGATGCTGCTGGGGTTACGGCCCATTCGGCGGGGCGATGTACACAGGTGCCCCGCCAGACAGCAGCGGATTCAGCGGAGCAGCACTTCCCTCCACGGCGATCGCGAACGGCACGCACGGCATCGCCGTCGATTTCGATACCGGGAAGGTATGGTTTACCGACGACTCTGGTGCCTGGTTACAAGGTGATCCGGTTGCAGGTACGTCCCCGTCGATGCAGCAGACCTCTGGCATCGGGTCGACGCCTCTGTACGCCGCTGCTATGTTCTTCAGCAACGACGGGTTCTTCATATTCAATTTCGGCGCCCAGCCGCTCGCCTACCTGCCGCCGAATGGATTTCAATCGTGGGACCCCCCTCCGCCTGGTCCGCACCAAGTGATCCCGGGGAGTTCGCCGCTTAACTTCTATGCTGGTATTTCGGCCCCCGGCGTGCGTCTAAGCCTTCAGAGCGACAGTGCTATACCGACGGTCGACGTCCCGTCGGCGAGCATCATCTACGTGTGGCCGTGCAACGGTTCGATTCTCCCGGTCTACAATGGCGACCATTTTGCATCTTTCGACATGAGCGTCGGGGCGTCGATCCGGCTCGATGCTACAAATTATCCTGCTGGATGTCTGTTCGACGTCTGGGGATTCGCCAGCGGGGATGGAGCCAGCGGAAGCGTCGGCACCAGCGGAAGCTACACGCCGATCGTTGGGAACGTCGGGGTGTGCTCGCTTCTTGGCGGCATCGAGGTCAACGCCAACCAGACCACGATGCGCAACGGGACCGGCACGATGGTCGTGCCCGAGATGCAGGCGACTTATCTGGGGACGTTCTATACGACCACGGCCGGCCACACCGCGATGGTGAGGTTCCCAGCGGCGGTCTTGGGCGGGGCCAACAATGTGCTCGGCCTGTGGAACAACTACAATCGTGTGCGGATCGTCGCTCAGTGCCGCGACCTCGGCGTCTTGCTAACGATGCCGGTGACAAACCTCGGATGGACAAACGCGTCCGCGACCTGGGCATATGCGGACGCCAGCGCGAACAACAGCATCACCTGGGTCGATGGCCTCGGCAAGTCACGAGTTCGCGGCGTCTACAGATCGTCCTTTGCCACCCAGAGCGTAAGCCCGTCTGCCTTCGGCGTCGGGATCGCGCTCGATGCTGACCTCACGTTCGCGAACGGCTCGGCGATCGGCGGCAAGAATGGTGCTGCGGACGCCTCGTTCATGGCAACCGCGATGGCAAACCGTGCCGACGGGCCGCAGCGAGGTCTGCACAAGTACACCGCCGCTGAGATCGGAACGACGGAGCCGGTATGGGTGATCGGCGATCCATTCAGCGGCCTCGAGATCGAACTGGATATGTAGGCAGCAAAGGAAACACCATGCGCATCATCGACTTCGGAGCCAGCCTCACGATGGAGATCGCCACCGGACCCAACTCCATCGGGTACCGGCACGCCAACGCGATCATCTTCGGCAGGCCGTACAACGCGGCCGACAATCACGCCGTCAGCGGATCGTCCTTCGCCGATATCAGCAGGCAAGTGTTCAATCTGGTGCCGATGGACGGCGACATCTACTGCGAGCTTTCGGCGATCAACGACGAGCTCTCCTACAGCTCCGGCGTCCCTATGCCGGCGGGCTACCTGACGCTGCTCCGCGAGATCATCGCGACGCACATCGCTTCGGCGTGCAGCGCGACGCGCCTGCTGGCAACCGACCCGAGCGTGGTCAAGGCCGGGAGCTGGTCTAGCTACGCGCCGCTGGCCATGCCGAACGAGATGTGCACCTCCAGCGGCGGGACCATCGACTTCCCGCTGACGGTGATCGACGGGAAGTTCGGCGTCTGCATCTACACCATCTTCAATGACAGCAGTTCGTTCGATGTTCTGGTGGACGGCGTCAAGGTCGGCAATATCTCGTCGAACTGTGCAGTGGACCCGTCGACCGTGCTGTACAAGGGCGGCGGCATCGGTGTCGGCGTCAACGTCGGAACGCGGATCGCGTACTTCAACTGCGCGTCCGGTGCCCGCACCGTCAGACTTGTCGCGCAGGAAGTCGGCGGCAATCCAGAGGCCGTGGCGTTCGTGTGTACCGGCGCCAGCGTCAGGCCTTTCACGCTCCTCGGATCGCCGATCAGTCATCTGGCCGGTGACGACACACCGAACATCAACGCGAACACCAGCGCCGCCGTTGCGGACGCCGTTGCGCAGGGCTACGCTGCCGCCTACTACGACGTCGGCAGTGCTGCCAGTCTGATCTATCCGGACGACTACATGGACCAGGTGCATCCCAAGAGCAGCGGCAACGTAAAACTTGGTCTTGTGCTGGGTTCGACACGATAGGGCGACAACATGACCGTGAATCTGAAGCCAAATGTGGTTGATCTCAGTCACTACGACAATGTGACAGACTGGGACGCTGTCAAAGCGTTCGGCATCCTTGGCGTCATCAACAAAGCGACCGAAGGTCCTGGCATGGCCGATCGGACCTTTGCGATCCGCCGTCCGGAGGCCGCCAAACGCGGAATCCTTTTCGGTGCTTATCATTATCTTAGGCCCGGGAGCGTCACCGCGCAGGTCCGCCACATGCTCGATGTCATCGGCGATCCCGCCGGCATCGGGCTGGCGTTGGACCATGAGGACCCGAATGTGCCGCTGGCCAGCGCGCAAGCGTTCTGCGAGTGCATGAAGGAAGAGGTTGGCCGGTATCCGTGGCTCTACAGCGGATTCCTCATCAAACAGCAGCTTGGCCAGCGAATTAATCCGTTCTGGCGCGGCATCCAGTTGTGGCTCTCGCACTACTCGACCCACCCGACTTGGCCGCCATGCTGGGATAAGCCATTCTTGATTCAATTTACCGGCGATGGCGTGGGTCCAGGACCGCATCATGTGGATGGCATCGCGCCGCGCAGCGGCATCGACATTGATAGCTTTGACGGCACTGCCGAGCAGCTCGCGGCCGCGTGGGCCGGTGGCGTCACGCTCGCCGCAGCGGCCGCCGATCCGGCCACCGTCGCGCCGCCCATTGTGGTCGCAGGGCGCCGGCAGACCGGCATCACCATGACCAACTTCGGCGGCCCTGGCGACGTAAACGAAAGCGCCTATGAGCCGGGCAAGTTTGTCGATCCGACCAAGCCCGGCGTCGCGCTTCCGTTCCACCTCGCGGGCACACTGCCAAAGGTTCGCGTCTATTACGGCGACAAGTCCGTGGTCTGCGACATCGTTGACGTCGGCCCGCACAACACCCGCGACGACTACTGGACGACTGGTGCGCGGCCGCTGGCCGAGAGCCAAGGCGGCAATCGCGCCGGCATCGACGGCACTCCGGCCGTGTTCGACGCGTTCAACATCGCGCCGAACGACCCGGCCTATGGCAAGATTGAGGTGGACTGGGAGTTCGTTTAACAGTTTTACAAAAGGAGTTTCCGATGAGGGCGATCATCTTCGCTGCTTTCCTTCTACTCGCGCCTGTGGCTGCGGTCGCCCAGGCATCACCGCCGCCAGCTTCGACCGGGCCCGTCGCGGTTGGCCAGGCGATGGCGCACGTCGATCAGCAGGGCCAGGTCGCAATCGTTCAGGCACCGGCCAGTGTCAGTTTCGGTTCCCTTGGCGGTGAGCTACTTCAGTGGCTCGCGCTGGTGTTCGGTGCTCCGATCGCGACCTTCATCACGCTTTGGATGAAGGCACTCGCGAAACGTGCCGGAGTCGAAGTAACCGCGGCGATGAGCGATAAGCTCGACGGTATCATCCAGAACGGCCTAATGGCGGGCGCGCACAACATCGGCGCGGATATGAAGGGCAGACTGAACGTAGACGTTCGCAACGACATGGTGGCGCAGGCCGTGGCCTATGCACAGGCGCACGGCGCGGACACGATCAAGGATCTGTCCAATAGCAACACTTCGTTCGCATGGATGAAGTCCTTCGACCCGAACTCGGCGGCTGTTCAGGAAGCGCTGCGAGCTCGCGCCGCGAAGGTGCTCAACGATGTCTCGCCTCCGGGCGCGGTGACGAAACCACCGGCGACCACTACGGACACGGCCGCGCCAGCGCCGGCGCCAGGCGGCGCCGCCGCCGCGCCATTGGCTGGCGATCCGCCACCGACTCCGTCAGCTGCTCCGCCGGCGGCTTCACCGGCTCCGGCACCCGCGGGAGCGTCGCCAGCCTGAGACGTTTCACGTGAAACATTTTTAAGCCGAGGTCCGCGATGACGATCTTGAAGTATGGAAAAAAACCGGCGCGCATCGGAGCAGTGAAGATGCGCTTCGGCGCGTTCTTCGACTCGCGTAAGCTACCGGTGCCCCCCAGGCGGTTCGGCCACTATTCGATAGGGCAGCCTTGGGGAATGTTGGCCAATGATAAATACTCGAATTGCATCTTCGCGGGCGCTGCGCATGAGACGATGGTGTGGAAGCACGAGGCCGGCATCATTGTGCCGTTCCGCGACCAGGATGTTCTCGCCGATTATGCGGCCGTAACTGGATTCGATCCGGAGAAACCGGAGACGGACCAAGGCGGCGATATGCAGGCGGCCGCATCCTACCGGCGCAAGATCGGCATCATCGATGCCCATGGAGTTCGCCACAAGATTGATGCTTACAATGCGCTGCGTCCTGGCTACGAACGCGACCTGGCGCTCGCTGTCTATCTAACCGGTGCCGCCGGTGTCGGCCTGATGCTGCCGCCAAGCGCTGAGGCGCAGTTCGCCGCCGGCGAGGTGTGGGACGTGGTGCCTGGCGAAACCGGAAAGGACGGCCATTATGTGCCATGCGTGGGTCGCAACAGTGCTGGCGACTACCTGGTGGCCACATGGGAACGGCTTCATGCGATGACGCCCGACTTTTATGCGGCGTATTGCGACGAGGCGACGGTCTATATATCGTTCGATGCGCTCGACGCCAAAGGCCTTACGCCCGAGGGCTATGCGGCGGATCAACTAAGGGCAAGCGTGGCGGCGATCGCCGCCTGAAAAGGGAGTGACTTCATGTTCAAGAATGTTCTACGCATGGGATTGCTCGGGGCGGCCCTTCTCACGGCCGGCTGCACCCCGGGAACCCTTCCGCAACTCGTCGTTCCGACCGTGGCGCAGGTCCAAGCTGCAACCGTTCAAGCCTGCAGCTATCTGCCGGACGTCGTGGCCGTCGCAAACATCATCTCGGCGACCAACACGATGATCTCGACCGCCGCCGGGATTGCGTCGCAAATATGTAGTGTCGTGTTCGCGCCGCCGAAGAGTGCCGCCCGCTTTGGCGCCACGCTGCCGACCGTCAATGGTGTCGTCGTCACCGGACATTTCGTAGCCGGAAGACGCCTAAGATGATCAGGCTGCTACTTCTCGCAGCGATGATCTCGGCCGTCGCCCCTTCCCGGGCGGCGGCCTCCGATCTGACCCTCGAGGACGTCCGCGCGCTGGTCGCCGCGATGGGATTCAATCCCGGGACCAGCCGGTTATTCGGCAACCGCGGCGTACAGACACTGACCAACGTCGACGTCGATAAAGGCGAAAAGCGGGGCGAGTTCGTGATCCGGGTCCGCATTTTGGGACCGAAGGCAGCGAGGCGACACCATTCTGCCGAGGCAATCCCGCCTCATTGACGGGAGATACCATCATGAGAGTTATGCCGCTGATCACGTTCTATGAGAAGCACGGCGCCCAGGTGAAGGCAAAGTTCGACGAGCTTGCCGGCAGGGGAGCACCGGGCTCGCACCTGGGCCTGGATCTTGCCGACACCGCCCTGGACTTCATCAAGAAGCACTGGCCGGCCTGGAACGAGGACAACCTGATCGACGACTTCAAGACCATGATCCACGAGGAGCTGGCACCGGAGCCGGCAGCCGGGCAGGTGCCTCCTCGCGACCAGGCCCAGGGGGATCGCTGACGTGGCTGCCAAGGGCAGCACCGGGCAGACCGTGCTCGTCATCGGGATCATCGCCAGCGTGGCCATGGGCGTGGGAAGCACATTCCTACAGCTCCTGAACCCGAAGGGCGACTACGACAAGATGACCGTGAGGGTGGACACACTCGAGCGCGACATCCGCTGGAACTTCATCACCAAGGAGTCCGAGGGCAAGGACGTTGGTCACATCAAGGACATCGAGGCCAAGGACGTCGCCCGCATCGACCGCGACATCTCCGAGCTGAAGGTGGCTCTGTCTGACCTGAACAAGTCGATCAACACCACCTACTCAGCCAAGGACGTGTTGGTCTCCCTCCAGAACAGGATCGCCGAGCTGGAGCGCGTCATCCGCGACACTACCCGGCAGCCAGTCCCAGTCACGCAGAAGTAGAGACATGAACATCGCCAGTGTAGTCATGGTCGTGCTCCTGCTGTCCGTCACGGCGGTGGAGGCACGCTTCTACTGGCCGTGGGAGCAGCCGCACGGGCGCCGCCACGCCCAGCGCGGCAACAGCGAGGCGATCAAGCCGCTGGGGGAGCCGAACTGTCAGCAGATAAGGGAGGCCATCAAGACCCTGGAGCCGGACCGCCTGGAGAGGGCGCTGAGGTCGGCGTCGAGGAGGCAGCGCGACGCCATCGACAAGTGCCAGCAGGAGACTGGACCATGACGAGCGAGAACGGACTGCGCGCGTCCGGGATACGAATTACGCTGCCGACTCTGGGTGCAATCTCGTCGATCATCGGCGTGTTCATATTCGTCAGCGGGTGGGTCATCGGCTACCTAACGTTCCGCGCCGACATGCGCACCATCAGCGAGGGCGTGGTGTCTCTAAAGACAGAGATAGCCTCCCTTCAGACCCGCAACAACATCATGAGCCAGACGATCACCGACGACCGCCAGACCTTGTCTAACCGGCTCACAGCCATCGAGATTGACAGCAAGTACATCAGCCAGGGCATCGCTGAGCTGAAGATCGCCATTGTCCCGAAACGTTAAAACCAGCGGAGAATCCGTCATGTCCCTACTTGGCTTAATCCTCGTCATCATCCTCGTTCTATTCCTGCTCGGCGGTGTTGCGCCGTGGGGCAACTATCCCGGCCCCTATCACGGCTACGGCTTCGGCGGTGGCGGCATCAGCCTGGTCGGCGTCGTGCTTATTGTTGTTCTCGTCCTCGTACTGCTCGGGAGGCTGTGATGCCGGCCACGATTTCGCTACAGCTTATCGGCATCTGGATCTGCGTCGGATTCTTCACCGGCATCGGCTGGGCGATCGCGAACGTCATCATCAGCCGATTGCTGTTCCGAGGAATCTGACTTTACGCGTTTAGAGATTTTCGGTCCGCCGGGGTTGTGCGCCCCGGCGACCTTCGCTATTGTGCCGACTTCCCCCACAACACGGAACGAATCACGAGTCCCTGTCCCGCGCTTGACCGCGCGCCCCGCAACCAGCACTTCCGTTTTTCGATCAATTTATAGGTCGAAAAAGTGAAGTGTCCGACAACGGAGCAAGACATGAACACGCGCTTCACCATCATCGCCGCATTGACGGCCGCATCCATCGCTACCATCGCATCGCCGGCGGACGCCCGCCGATACCACGATACGAAAACCGGTCCCCACTTTTCGACGCCGGGCGCGCAGCCCGGATTTAACTTCTTCGGTTCCCACATGGTCGAAAGGAATGGCCAGTGGGTCTATGCCCCCCCGGGGACCGCCCAGCCGGCAGTTCGGCCCGTATGGCACCACCGCAAGGCCCGAAAACCAGCCCGCGCCCCAAGCCGGGCGGTCAGCCATCAGGCGGCGCCGATCCTGGCGTCTATTCCCCTGCCAACCCCCCGAAACTCAACCCATGGCATTCCTATTGGCAGCCCGGAACCACTGCCGCCACCGCCCGATCTAATTGTGGCGGCTAGGATTTTCGAACCAATGGGCAGGCGCGCGGTCCCCGACATCCTCACCGAGCCGGTGCTCGGCCACGAGATAGCGCCGCCAGACCTGGTCGCCGCGATGAAGGTAGACCTCGGCCGGAACCCGACCGGCTGGGGACATCTGTGGTGCGCGCGCTACCTCAATATGGTGCTAGCTCGCCTCGGTCTGCGACCGATGACCGGAGATTCGCGGAATATCGCCAGATCATTCCGTGGCTACGGCAACGCCGCCCAGCCCGGCACGAAGGGCGCGATCGTGGTGAGCTCCGGACACGTTGCCGTAGCCACCGGTCGCACCTGCAAGGGCGGCAACGTCGAGACGATCTCAGGTAACTCGACCGGCCGCGTGGTCGCGATTAACTGCGAAATGAGGGCGAGAATCATAGCGTGGCGGATGCCCATCGGCGTTCCGGAGGTCGTCCGGAATCGCGATCAGATCGATCTCGCAGATCGATCTGCCAAGCCGATACTGCGCACGCCGACAAAACTCACGGATCTCGCGCTCTACGCTTACAACGAGTATCTCGCGGAGAAACCGGCGCGTATCGCGTTGGCGACCATCGGCGCCGCACCGATCGGTGATGCCAGGAAGGAATTGCTGCTGGCCGCCGATGCCTTCGGCCTCAATCGCGACTACATGCTCGCGGTAGCCAAGGTCGAGTCCGGCTTCGCCTGTAAGCAAACGACCGGCCAATACAAGGGCACTTTCCAGCTCAGCAACCATGAGTTCGACACCCATCTGGGCGGCGGTGGGATCATGGACTGCCGGCGCAACGCCTTTGCCGCGGCGAGCAAGTTTGTGACCGAGAAGATTCTGTTCGAGCACTTCGTCGGCCGCGAGGCTGCGTTCGAGGACATGTACCTCGTCCACCAGCAGGGACTCGGCGGCGCCATCGCTCACCTGACGCATCCCGACCGGATCGCGTGGCGGTCGATGTGCGCGACCGAGGAGGGCATCGAGAAGGGCGCCGCGTGGTGCAAGCGGGCGATCTGGGGCAACACGCTGCCGGCGATCAAGGCCCGCGCCGGCTCCGTCGAGAAGCTGACCAGCGGCGAGTTCGTCGATCACTGGAACCGACGCATCGCCGGCCTTGTCGGCGGAACGGCTCCCGCGTTCGAGACGGCATCCGTCAAACCGGCATCAGCCGATCGCCGGAAACGTGCCCACCATCGCGGTGCCCGCATGGCCTACTACCAGTCCAGCAAGGAGAGCTACAATGCAGGGGCAGAGATTCCTCGCTAAGGCGGCCGCGGTCTGCATCGCGCTCGCGGTGACGATCTCGGTGGCGGATGCCGGGTGGGACTATGTCGGAACGCATAAGCCGCATCCGAGCAGCTGCGGCGGTGCGCGGATGGTCGCGCTCTCACGCTATAACCTCCCGGGAAGTCAGGTCTCGATCAGCACGAGGGCCCGCCCGGTCTACTTCAACGCCGAGGCCAATACCTGCGCGTCGAACATGCCGGATGGATTCCAAAAGGGCAGAACGGTGAACCTAAGAAACCCGCGCACCGGGCAGACCAGCCACTGCATCATCAACGACACACTGCCACGAACTGGTGACGCGTGGCGTGTCGGAGTCCGCCTCGATGCGACGCCACTGGTCTTCCGGCAGCTTGGCCCTCTTGGGCCCGGCCGCAGGAAGGAATCGGGATGGGTGTGCGCGTCATGACGATCCACCGCCGCATCATATTATTCGTCATCGCCGTCGCCGCGTGCTGCCTCATCGGGGTCAAATTTGCTCCGGCCGGAACGCTCGTTCAGATGCCGCCGGCGAAGTGGAAGGGCTGCAAGCCGAAGGGCCATGTCACGATCCGGCACCATGTCGGGTTCGTCAGTTGCGGCGGCGTGATGGCGCCGTCCTGCGTGACCTGGCGCGGGAAGAATTATGTCATCGACCTGCAAAGCGACGTCGACGCCTGCGTTCGCGGAAAGATGCTGGCGCACGAGATGGCACACACTTGCGGGTGGAACCATGAAGGCATGACGTGGGAACGATGTCCGTGATCTAGCGGCACGCTTCTAATAATGCTATGCGCGAAGGCGGGCTCTGGTCTTTCGTATGTGGCCGGCGCCCGTGCCCTCCTTGGGCGTTTCCTCCCTAGACTTGGCCGCCGGTTCTTAGAAGGCTCCGGCGGCCTTTTTTTGTTCATTGATCAACGATAGGCAAAAGCAGCATCAGCACATCGAGCGGGATCGGATTCGCCTGCGGACATTTCGGCGTGACGTCGAGGCATAGGTCCTCGCGTTTGATCCGGACCATGAGCGCGGACGACGGTGCGGTGAAGGCCTTGTCCATGTCAGCCAGGAACGCCTCGCGTTTCGGGTCCGGCTCGCCTTCCTTTGGCAATTTATCGGCTGATCCGTAATGCTGCTTGATCAGTGCCGCGTGGGCGTCCTGATAGGCCTTGAGCACGATGTCGGACTGCTGCAGGTCGACCGACATTGCGAACATGACATCGCCGCCGAAGCGGTACGGCGTCGGCCGATCGGGGCCGTAGGGGACGTTCGCGATCTGCCCTTCCTTCCCGACCGAGACGTAGTATGTCAGGCGCCTAAGCGCTTGTCCGACGCCGGTCACCTGCGCCACTGTCAGGCTCGATGCTTTCGCAGCCTTCGGCGGTTCGGCGGAGAACGCCGCAGTAGCGCAGCCGATCAGCATCACCGCCATCATCATCGTCTTCATCATGTCGCCTCTCCTCGTTTCTGATTCACATTGCTGGACACGCTCCACGCCAGGCACACCACCCATCCGATCATCGTCCATCCGAAAAACAGGTTCACGATCAGGATCGACGCTCGGTTCATGTGATCGCGTCGATAGGCGATCATCGCCGGCAGCATGTAAACGAAGGGCACGAGAAACATCCATAGCGGAGCGTCCATTGGATTCCTCCTAAGCTGTGTTCGCCTTTGCGAACATCTTGAATGGAACGCCACCGGGCTCCCGGTACTCAGCCCACGGCCAGCGGCGCAGGATTGACTCGTCTTGCGCGCGGAGCAGCCCAGCTCGAGCCGCATCAGGACCAAGCGCAAAAATCCAACGATCTTTCACCGATTGCTTTTCGCCTTCGATCCATGATCCGTTGCCGGTCGGCGGCGGCCGGAGCCGATGCCACGTTGGTGCCCACCACCAATTACACGCGCGATAGAGCGCGCCAGTATGACCTTGGCTCGGATCACTATAGCTGACGATAGTTGTAACTTCTGGGCGAGACTGACGCAGCGCGCGGACAAACGCCGCCCACTGGCGACTGCCATCGTTCGGTTGCCTGCGCGTAAGGCACCAACGGACGAGCTCAAGCCAATGCTGCGGAAGCCGCCGAGCAGTTGGCGGTGCTACGATGATCGCCCCAAACTCGTCGTGCCACGCCATGCCGCGATTAATCGGGCCGAGATAATGGTTCTCGGTCAGCAACCCGGCGACAGATCGACAGCTAGTCCAAGCCACAGTCGCTCCTATCTCGGCTCGTGCTGTTCGCACCATTTGTCCGCGTGCGTAAGTGGCACGGCGTCATTCCATTTCAGTCCGCGCCACTTTGCAAAGCAGATTGCCGCGTGTCCGGGCGAGAGTGGAGCAAAATGCCTACACGTCGCACAAGTTGGGGTTAGATAATCGTGCGCCACCTCTGCAGCCTCTCGATCTTGCGGTGCGCCGCGCATCAAATTCTCCTATTTCTTTAGCGCGTTCATAACGAAACGGGCCTGCCGTCGATACTCTTTCCTCTCACGCGCAGCAAAAGCCTCGCGCCAATAGCGGTCGCTAAACTCACGGCGGCCTTTGTCGGTTAGACCGGCGCGGGCGAGTGCCTTAGCTGCAATCTCAGTTTGGCTTTCCTTACGCACCGATTTCCTCCTATATATCGTCGGACTTATCTGGGCAAACGTGAGCCATCGTCTTTTCAAGACGCACAACGCGCTCTTCAAGTGACGGCTTATCGTAAGAATCATTTTCCGGCACAATCCGGTAGCCGATGTTGGCGGCGATCCGCGTGGCGAACACTTCCTGCGCTTCGCAGCGCAGTTTAAGAATTTCCGCTAATAGACCATTTTCGCCGTGCGTTAAGATCACGAAATTCTCCTTTATCTCTTGACCGTATCAGCGGCAATCTTGAGCGCCAACGATATTGCGTTCCATTCGGTCTTGTTCATGTACCAAACCGGAGCGTTGCGCGGCAGCTTGCGTTGCCGGTCAAATTCTTTCTTGACCTTGAGATAGGTCGCACGGCTGAAATTGCGCCGTTCCTTTTTGTAAGCCGCCTTCTGCTTTGCGGTCCACGACATCAAATTCTCCTGCTCTGTTAGTCACGCTTTCCGAAATGCGTGTACATCCAACCGCGCTTAATCCACCTCAACCCTAGAGCATGGATTGCGGCCAATGCCTCCTTTTCCTACTCAGTTAACCGGCGGCGACCATCGGCTCGCACCAGGCAGTCGCCTCCCCTACAGCCATTTTAGCGCCACCGATCTTGTGTCTAAAATTGACATGCAAGCAACCGTCCACATGGCAGAAGCATAACGGTTCGGTGAGTGCGATTGAGTGCGGCTGAGCCGCGCCGGGTTCCTCCTAAGATGGGTGGTTGTATTGGAGAACATATTTTTTGGCTTCATCCTTGTTCACGTCCTTGCCATCCCAATCGAGGTGGATGGTCTCGCAATCAAGTTGGTCAATTAGCTCGCACAGAATGAGCCGCCGATCAGCGTCAGGATGATCCATCGCGCAGGACATCGAGACACCATCCGCAAAAAACCGCTCAAGGATTTTGACGGACTTATCGGTGAAGCCGCCCCATCCCTTGATCGTTCCCCACTTAAGCGTCAGCGACTCGGCCATCGTGATCAGCTCCTACTTTGTTAAGCGATAGCCGTAGCAATCGCGGCCCCAGAACAAGCGCGAGCCACATACGAAAGAGTCTGGTTCCGGCACTTCATGGCAATAATAGTATTTGGTGTCGGCCTCATTCGCAGACATGGCATTGCTGATGCGCGTCGAAACTTTCTCACAGCTTTCCAGGCTATCGAAATCCGAGACGTTGACCCGTCGCTCCATCGGGGTGCCTGCAAGAAACACCACCATGAGAAGATATTTCACGGTCACTCCTATGCCTCGTTGGCGATTACGGACAACTTGCTCGCTGCCGATATGGTGACGTGGACTTCCTCTTTGCGATCTGGAAACGCCAAGCCAATCCACAAGGTCTTGTCGTCCATCATTTCCATGTGGACAAACGGACCAGCCGCGACAAGTTCATCGAACGCGCCAGCTTCGTCGGGCCGCGTAAAGATTTTGCCATCCACCCACGTCTTGTCGATATGTTTGCCCAAGTCGGCTCCTTTTTCACCAACTCATGTGCGGTAAGAAATGTGACGCGGCGATCAGCGCCGCAACGATCAGGCCGCCGATCACGTAGGGCGCAACGCCGGAAGTTTGACCTGGCGCGTCACTCATGCCAGAAGCGAACAGCCCAAGCAGCCCGAGAGCGAGTGAGAGTAACGCGACGATTCCTGCGATTATAAATGCAACCATGTTTCAGTCTCCTGCTCATTCAACGGTTGCGTGAACTTTTGACGGCGCGAGCATCTTCACGAAGATACTGATGTCGGTTTTCTTCTCGATGACCGGGCGGAACGCTTCTGCCCAAAACCATTTCTCTTGATCCGGTGCGTCTCTGAATGGGACAATCGGATTCACAATCTCGGCCAAGTGAACATGCTGCCGACCATCCTTGCCGATGCGGGTATCGCGCACGGTGTAAATCAAACCGCGCTTCGGCGTGACGACTTTCCAATAGGCACACCATGCGGCCCAATCGAAGCCGGGGCTACCTTCGGTTCCGATGCACACTACTTTCTGTCCAACGGTGAAAGCCACGAAAATCTCCTAATCCAGTAGCCCGCGACTGCGAGCAACATTTTCAAGTTGATACAGAAACCACGTCCGCCCAGGTATCGGATCAATGCCGAGCTTTTTCATGGCCGCTCGGCGCGTGCGCCAGTTCTTGTACTTGACGCTTTCCTTGACGCGCATCAGGTCACGTAGATCGTTGTCCGAGTATCGTTCCGCAAGCGGCGGCGTGCCCTTGCGGCCGTTGAATATCGACTTGCGGCCCTGCGCCAGTCTGCGGCATATCTCGCAGCCGTCGCGCTTCATTGCCGCCCAATTCTTGCGGCTATCCCGGCCGTTGGCATCCACCACCCATCGCCCGCGCTTGTGGATCGCCGTCTTGGTCGTAACCAGGCTATCGGTCCGGTCGAGCTTGCTGCCCTTGTTCTCGGCCAGCATTGCCGGGACAGCCACCAGCGCCACGCGCGGCGCTCGCATCATCTTGGCGTAGTCCTCAAGATTGCCGTCTTTGCCGATTACAAACCAATCTGTCGGCTCGAACCGCGCCAGCATCACCCGCTGCTTATCGTCGGGGAACCCCGAAACCGGGTTTATCAGGGCGATATATTCGGGTTTATCCACCATTTCCCGCATATCATAAAACAGGGGTGGACAAATAGCAAGGCCCGTGCTTATATTCTCCCCAGGCCCCACGGGTTGCCCATTATTGGGAACAACGGCCAAGCCGACTAGAAGCAAATCCGGTGCATCGTGGGAAAGCCGGGCTTCTAAAGGAAAACGCCGATGAAACGATGGCTTTACTGGCGCGTCGTATGGCTGAATGACAGAACCAATGGCCGATATTTGCGGCTGCAATCGCGGCTGTGGATTGCTGGTTGGAGCGATTGAAGGAACAGGCCGCCATGAAATTCGCCACGGATGCAGTGCTCGGAACCTCGACAGGCCGCCTTTTGGGCGACATTGGCGGCATCTACAAGGTGCTTTCCTTCATGATCGGGCGCGCCGCCTATACGCACGATCTAGCATTCTATGGCCGTCAGGCCAGCAAGGCGCTCAAGGCCGCGCTCCCCGATCTGCCGATTGAGAAAGATGCCGGTCATGTGACCGGCGAGAATTACCGCGATTGCTTGGAAACGTGGGTCAAGCAATTCGGTCCTGAAATCGACCTGCCTGACAGCCTGCGCGACTGTCTCGCGGACGACAAGAGCGCGATGCAGACGCTTACCGAAATGGTCGATCCGAAAAAGATAATTCCGATCACCGTCGGTCGCGAGGAATAGGCCGGACTTCCGGCAACATGCGCCTCGGTGATGCAGGGGCAGAGTAAATCAGATGGTCAATCATCCTAACCGCAGCAAAACCAAACTTTTGAAGTTCAATGTTCTCAATCGTTATTCTGGCGAAGTTCAATTCACAGCCGAGATTGATTGCGCGGATGATGCCAAGGCTTCGGTCAAACTTGGCTTGGCAGTAAAGTGGGCGATTGAAAGCCGGGCCGACCTGAGCGGGGCCGACCTGAGCGGGGCCGACCTGAGCGGGGCCGACCTGAGCGGGGCCGACCTGAGCGGGGCCGACCTGAGCGGGGCCAACCTGAGCCGGGCCAACCTGAGCGGGGCCAACCTGAGCGGGGCCGACCTGAGCGGGGCCAAAGACGCGGATTACGCCATCGCCTGCACGCGCATTTTACCTGATGGCGAGCTGATCGGCTGGAAAAAGTGCAAAGAGAGCGTCATTGTCAAACTGCGCATCCCAGAGGCGGCAAAGCGCAGCCATGCGTTCGGTCGTAAATGCCGCGCTGAATTTGCGGACGTGATCGAAGTCATTGGCGGGGAAATTGGCTACGCGCTACATGACGGAAAGACTGAATACAAACCCGGCCAGCGCGTGACCCCCGACAAGTGGGACGATAACTGGATTGACGAATGCTCCAATGGCATTCACTTTTACATCACCCGCGCCGAAGCCGAGGCGCATTGAAGGATTAGCCCGCATCCGGGCGACACCTTCTGGCACCCGATCCATCCATTGAATGTATGGTCACACCATTCTATTTTTGAATTTTCACCCATCGGTTCTCTCCAGATAGGCAACGGCGGCACGAATCAAATCGACGCGATCTTCAAACTGTCCGAGGCCTACATTGCAGCGACTGCATATCAACCCGCGAACTTTGCCAGTACCATCTCGCCCATTTATTTCGGCCTCCCACATTCCGGACAGCCGTGGACCCAGACATCGGCGATCTTGCGTGATGACCATCCCTCGCGCTGCGCGGCCGGCCAGACCTCGGACCACTCGCCGCTCACGCCTTCGAACGTCGTGTCGCAGGAATCGCACTCGATAACAATTTTGTTATATTGCCGGTCCACGCTCATTTTGCCTTCCTCCTGAACGGTCGCTGGCCCTTCCCCGGCAGGCGGTTGGCGCTGCGCAGCGGCCGCGATGTAATCTGCTTTACCTGGGACGGCCTTTTCGGGAATCCACTTGCTTTTCGCCGAGCTTGGCCTTTCGCCCTGTTCTTCGCGATCCGCTTGTTCTTCCGCGCCAGCCCGAGATCGCTGTGCTGTCCGTGCTGGCCCCGGACGCGGGTCTCGACGTCGTGGTCGGCCTCGGGCAGCCAGAACAGGTGCGCGGGCGAGTTCGCCGGCGGCCTGTAGCCGACGATGATGCCGCCGCGTTTAATTTTCTCCCGGTTTACCAGCGCGGGACGGTGATGCAGTTCGGCCTTCTGGTTTCCGAACAGCAACCGCAAAAACATATCGAGCTGCTCGCGCAGAGACGATCTTCCCTTCCAGTGTTCGCGATCTACGAATGAACGGAAGACCGAGGCGGCGCGTTCTCCGTTTTCATGCGCGAACGACTTGGCAGCGTCGAACTGCCGCTCCGCGACATGCACGCGGATCTTGAGCGGAATGTGCGGGCGCGGCAGGCGGCTCATGATTTCCCCCTATGAATCGCGTCGACCATGCTCAGCCGAACGGATGGTCCTAGCTTCGGTGTCTTTCGATTTACTTTGCGAGGCCGATAGACAAAAGTTTTCGAGGCATCCGCTGCGTCCTCGGCCTGCACGATCTCGGCCCACGCCTTTCCATCGCGCCGGAATAGCGGGAAGTCCGCATGGTCCCCACCGACGATGTAGATCGGATAACCCTTGCTCTTGCCGGATGCGTTTAGGCGAAGGCCCCATCCGACGCCGGTCGGGTCGATCCGGCTCAGGTTGGCCCCGCTCAGGTCGGCCCCGCTCAGGTAGGCCCGGCTTTCAATCGCCCACTTTACTGCCAAGCCAAGTTTGACCGAAGCCTTGGCATCATCCGCGCAATCAATCTCGGCTGTGAATTGAACTTCGCCAGAATAACGATTGAGAACATTGAACTTCAAAAGTTTGGTTTTGCTGCGGTTAGGATGATTGACCATCTGATTTACTCTGCCCCTGCATCACCGAGGCGCATGTTGCCGGAAGTCCGGCCTCTACTGACTGAAAACGCGGGTGGCGATATTTGCGGGGATCGTGAAGGGCCATGGTGCAGCGGAGATAAAAGCACAGATAGCAAAGCTCTCGCCATTTCTGATGCAGACGGGGCGATTGTAAAAGTAGCCGGTGCCGACAGCCCAACCAAAAATGTATATCCAAAACATCGTTATTGCTGCTCGATCCGACACGGCGGGCTAATCCTTCAAATTGCGGATGGTCTGAGCGATGTCGTGGCCGATGGTTGGTTCGCCTAATACTCTGCCGCGCTGATACGCTGTCTCGGCGCATCGTTCCCGCTCTTTTGCCCTAACGGCGTCAAAGCGATCACCAACGCGCTCCATCGCTTCTTTCAGAATGTTAGGCGTATGTGTCATACATATCCCTTTCGGGCCTCTATATCCAAGTTGATTACGCGAGAAGCCCCTTGAGAGCTTCAGCGAATTTTCTCGTTTCTTCGTTATCCAGCTCGCGATGACAAAGTTGCTCGCGCTTGCCGTCGTTTTGCGCGGTCGGCTCTGTCCGGTAGACGCGGAAGGACGTGCGGCCCATCGCGCAAAGAGTAGTGGAAAACTCAATCTCCACCGATCCCCAACGCATCGGTCCCGGCTCACCTTTCCCGGCTTCGGTCCCGCAATAAAGTGAAACGCTTGCCATGTGTGGGTAATCCTCTAGGTGTGAGCGTGACTTTTCAACCATGCCAAAACTTCGACAACGGCGGGGTCTGGTTTGTCGGGCCATAGTACCGGGTCAAAGGCTCCGTAACCGCGAATGACCTGATGCTGCGCCTCATATCGCGAAAGTGTCTCGAAGCATTCGAGGAACCGGGCAATTTGCGCTGCGGTTGGCATGGCGGCCCTAATCCTTCAACTGATCGAGTTGTTCTTGCAGGCGATCGCGCTGGGCAAAAGCGTCACCCAATCCACAGGCATAGGGAACGCCCCAAGGCGTCTCTGTGTTCAGCGGATTCATCTTGAACTGCCGAATATCGCCCTCAAAGACCAGGGTGAAGGCTTCGGTAAATTCCTTTTTATCGCGCGGATCGAGCGGATGGCTTGGCATCGGGCCTTCTCCTACAACGTGACGCCGAGCTTTTTTAGCTCGGCCTGAATGATCTTTTTGGCGGCGGCGACGATCAACGCGCCGGTCTTGCAATCGACCACGACCGAAGCATCGTTGTTGTCCACATATCGGTCGCTGGCTAGACCGCCGACTAGAAACTCAAGACCGCGATCAGTGTCATGCTTGCGGCAGGCGCGAGCGAGTTTGTTCCACCCGCCGAGAGCATCAACCAAAAATCCAGGCCGATAAGCTTCGTTCGCTTTCACGGCGGCCTAATCCTCTAAAACATGCGCGGCAAAATAGTTGCCAGCCATACAGTCAGCTTGAGACGAATAACCGCTGCGGGTTTTTCCAGTATGGGAAATGACACGACCACCCGGCATCGGCCAATCTGGATCATAGCTAACGACCGTGCGCGACTTCAATTCGCGAGAGCCATAGCCCTTGAAGCGGTATGTCTTGCCCACCTGAATGTCGCGCGACTCCATTTGCGGGCCCTTTCTAACAGGGTTGGCTGACGCGAATTTCGTCAGCGTTGGAGTAGTCGCACAGGTGCAATTCCCAACTCTCGATAGGCTCCATTAGGGCCGCCATCGAGGCGAGAAACCCACTATCGTTAAAACTGTATTGCTTGTTCTGTTCAGGGTGTGCCGCCAGCCATTCGTCACGCAGCCGCTCAACGTCAATTTCCGCACGCGCCAGGAATACTCCCTGCACCATAAAGTCGCTGTAGCAGCCCGAAGTCACGGTAAAGGTCGCGCCCTTTGGGATCGGAACTTGCTTGCTCATTTCCGGGCTATTTTGACTGATCGAGGCAGAATGTCATAATAATGCGATGCTCATTCCCAACATGAAGTTTTTTGCCTTCGGCTATACAGCCGTCCTCAGTACGGAACCCCGGCACTGAACTAATGGCTGCGGCTGGACTAGAATTGTAAAGTCCGCCCTGCGCGAAAGCGATCACAACTAAAATCCATGTCATAGCGGCCTCTCTCCTTCAATCGAGGGGGTCTGGAATTAGACCAGTTATTTCGCTGTACGTCGACAGCATCATAAGCGGCGGCACTAGAAATATGTCCCACCCGCCATCGTCGCCTCTAAGCATTGCGATAAGACAGAGAAGGCCCCAGATCGGGAACGCTACGATGTCGAAAACAATCCCGAGCGGCACCCATAACAAGGCCAGCGCCAAGAACGGAAGCGATAAAATGAAAATTGCGGATACTCGGGCGGCGTTTTTAAGTGACCAATCCATCGGGGCTATTCCTCTAGGCCGCTACTTGGTTCGGGCAGACAAACTTGCAATCGAAAAACCGCTCGATGTTTGGCCGTTCATAAATCTGCAATTCAGCGTGGGGAAACACCGGCCCGACCCATCCGCCGCCCGGCGGCGGCCCCTCCTTGCGCCAGCGATACGTGCTCTCCATGACCTTGCGCTCTTGCCGGACCGCGCCACACTTTTTGCATTTCGTCACGGCGGCTATCCTGACAATGCCGTGTCGATCTTATCGAGCAGCGGCTTTAGGGTTTGAGAGTTTTCGGAAAGTAGCTGTTTCTCGACCGCCGCCAACCACGCCCGCGCTTCCACCAACGCCTCTCGGACCTGCGTATAAGCCTCGCAGGGCTCCGCGCCATCTGGCATCATGCAACCGGGTAACGACATTTCCGGCCTCTATATCCAAGTTGATTACGCGAGAAGCCCCTTGAGAGCTTCAGCGAATTTTCTCGTTTCTTCGTTACCCAGCTCGCGATGACAAAGTTGCTCGCGCTTGCCGTCGTTTTGCGCGGTCGGCTCTGTCCGGTAGACGCGGAAGGACGTGCGGCCCATCGCGCAAAGAGTAGTGGAAAACTCAATCTCCACCGATCCCCAACGCATCGGTCCCGGCTCACCTTTCCCGGCTTCGGTCCCGCAATAAAGTGAAACGCTTGCCATGTGTGGGTAATCCTCTAGGTGTGAGCGTGACTTTTCAACCATGCCAAAACTTCGACAACGGCGGGGTCTGGTTTGTCGGGCCATAGTACCGGGTCAAAGGCTCCGTAACCGCGAATGACCTGATGCTGCGCCTCATATCGCGAAAGTGTCTCGAAGCATTCGAGGAACCGGGCAATTTGCGCTGCGGTTGGCATGGCGGCTTCTTCGCCACAGTAAAAGCAATGCCTCATTTTCGGTGCCATCGGATAACCCTTGCTCTTGCCGGATGCGTTTAGGCGAAGGCCCCATCCGACGCCGGTCGGGTCGATGTTGCAGACGCGTTCACCGGCTGCGAGTGCCGGCTCGATGATCTGGCTCTTGGCGACCGATGTCTTGCCGCTTCCGTTCATGCCGAGGATGGCGATGTGCTTCTTCAGCGCGGACTCCGGAATCAAGTTCTTCGCCATCATGATTCCCCCCCGAACCGCTCGAGCGCCTGCTTCACCGTAGGCCAGCGGCCAATCAGTTCCTCAGCGATGCCGACGAGCGCCCCGCGGTCGTAGCCCAGCCTCGTTTTCGAACGATGCGCGAACACGATCCTTCGCTCTAGTTCGGCCAATGCGATACTCGGCGCTCCACCCAGGCGGCCGCGCAGGTCTGCGGCGATGGATCGGACGATCCGAATCTGACGATAATTGTCCTCGGTGGCGGCTAACCTGCGGAGCGCCTCGATCTGGCGCTCGACCTCGGCGAGCTTTTCCTCCGTCGTGAATGTGTAAAGGGTCACGGGACCAGCTCCGCCGCGGCTTTGATACCTGCATCGGTCAGCTTCCAGACGATGGCCGGACTCCCGCTCGGTGCCGGACGGTGATCTTGTGTCGCGAAGACGAGGCCGGCATCGCGGAGTTCGCCACGCCGTTTGCCGGCGCTGGTCTGCTGGCGTCCTATGGCGTCCCCGAGTTCGAAGTCGGTTAGGCCGGACGGCGCATTGGCAAGCGCGAGAAGTGCCTGCTTGCGGACCGTGCGGCGGTTCGACCGGTTGCGGCTCGCTGTCTGGTGGCTGGTCTCCGGATCAGTCGTGCGGGCGCCGGGACCAACCGAGAAAAGGTCCGGAGCTAGTTTCTCGTGTGTCCGGCTCATGCCGACCTCCCTGCCTCTTTTTTCAATGTCGCGCGAGTCGTCCCGGTCATCGTCGCGAGTAGGTCGAGGACGTCGCGCTTTGACTTCTCGAAGGGCTCCTTCGCCATCGATGCCGCGCTCTGCGACTTGGCGGTTCTGACGATAACCTTCTTCCCGCTCAGATGGATTCTAGCGTACTCGTCGACGCTCCGAATGAAGGTCGCCAGATTCCGCGCGTGCGATGGCGTGTCGCAATCGAAGTCCTTCTCGTCGAACCATCCGGTCTCGATCAGCGCCCACTTCCTTAAGTGCTCCGCAGAAGGCCATCGCGCCGCGATTGATTCCGGAAGGTTGTGCCATGCGTCGTCGATGGCGGCGAAGTATTGGTTATGACTCGCGCGGGATCGCGCCTCGAGGACGACGAGTGGGTAATCCTCATTCTCGTGAAACTGGCGCCGCGCGACCTTTTCATATCGGGTCTCCGGCATCATAACGAGCTTGAGTTCGCCGCTATCCGGGAGCGCCGCCCATGTCCACCGAAAGACAACCGGGACCATCCTCATCGCGGGATCGCCTCCTTCGCGACGTCGGCCGGTTTGCGCTTCCCGCCGAGCATCGAGCGGACCTTCTCGACGAGCTGCTTCAGGTCGTAGTCGAAGCGCTCGATCTCGCTCTCGATCTGCTTGATAAAGGCATCGTCGCGCGCGACGGTAAAGACGAGGGCGCCCGGCATCCCGCGGTAGAAGATCACGAGGTCGACCTCCTCGAGCTCGGCGACGAGCATCGTCCCCTGGACCTGCGCGCGGTGCTCGGGAGGAATCCCACCGCGCATGAGCTGCTCGATCATCAGGCGCGGAATCTGCGTCTTGATCTCGAGGCCCTTGGCTCTCTTCGTGAAGTCGTTGACGACGAAGCCGTCCGGCGACGCTCCGACGATCTGCCCGCGCGGGAGCTTGTTACGAACGAAGCCGACCCGCTCGACCTCGACGCCTCGGGTGAACGCGTAGTGTTCCCGCGCCTCGGCCTCCATTATCTTGCCGCGCTCCATCGCGGGGCCGGACCAATTCTCGGCCGGCTCGCCGGTCAAGAGTTCGCCCGCGAGGTCGTAGAGGAGTTTGCGCCGGGTCAGGCTCTCGCCCCCGTCCTTCCCGGACGCCATGATCGTCCCGAAGTTCGAGGCGGTCGGGAGGCCGAGCCGGAGTTTTATCCATTCCTCAGAGCCTTGTTCGCAATAGAAAATCTCAGGCGAACTCTTCGTAGAGTTCTTTGCGTTTGGCCGCATAGATGAGGCGAGCTTCTTCTCGATCACTTCTTCGCCTCCGGCGCCTTCGCGCGTGCGGCAGCGTTCGCCTCGTAGCTCCGGATCGCCGCGACCGTCTCATCGAACCGCCCGCGCGGTAGTTTCGCGAGGCCGTCGATCTCCGGGTGGCCCTTCGGGCGCGTCTTGTTCATGTGGACGACGAGCCGATCCTTCGGGCAGCCGGCAGCGTCGGCGAGCGCGATGATCTGCTCTAGCTCGTCTTGCAGGAGCGGGTCGCCAAGGACGACCGGACGCCCGCTCTTCTTCCCGTCGTCATCTTCGCCCTTGGTGACGATATTGAGGACCGCGCAAGCGGTGTGCCGTTTCGCGTAGCTGACGGACGATGCCCATGCCTGGGCGTTGTTCTTGCTTCCGGTCGTATCGGCACCGAGGTCGAAGTAGCAGGATTCGTCGGTGTGGCCGTGGCCGATCAGAATGGCAGTGACGCGGACGCGACCATCGGGTGCGGTCCCGATCCGATGCCGAAGGCCAAAGCCGTACTTGTGCAGTATCGGCTTGATCACCGGCATCATAATTTCCCATTTCGCATACGGGGTGTCCTGCGACACTTCGCCTGTCCGCTTGCCCGTCGCGTCCTTCTCCCGGACAACAATCGCTCCGCTTTTCGTGACGACCGGGAGCTCCGGTTGCATTTCGATCATCGCGTGATCGAACGCATCGCGCGCGGCGCGGTTAAGTACCCGCTCTTGGAAGTCAAGGATCGGACCAAGGGTCGCTGCTGCTGCCGGGTTAACCGCAAGCCGCTCAACCATCGCAAGGAAGTCTCCGCCGAACCGGACCATCGCTATCCGATCAGGTGGAAGCGTCGCGACCTCCTGCTTAGCGACCGGTGGGCTTTCGAATAACCAGTCCTCGTCCACCTTCTCATTCACCTGCACCTTCGTCATGATATTCTCCCTGGGTTAAATTATTCTTCGACCTCGGCCATCGGCCATCGATCGGCCGAGAAAGTAAACTTCGCGTCGATGCTCGGACCCTTTCGGTCGCCATTGAGTGGTGGCGCACCGTTCGCATCGATGAAGGCTGCGAGTGGCGCCACTTGGGTCGCCCGGACATAGCCGATGTGCTTGCTCTGCGCCCATATTTGAACCGCGTTCCGGTCGAACTTGTTCGACGGCTCGCGGATCAGCGTCAGTGGCTCGCCCTTCGGTAGCGATGCGACCAAGGCTTCGCTGCCGCGGTGTTTCATGCCGACGATCGAGTAGAGGCCTTTCATCTTTATCCCCTTTGATGTCCTCTCGGCGGCTTGAATGTTGCAATCGGCAATGACTCAGCTCGTTCTTTTATGCTCGCGACCTCTACAAGCGTACGGCGGCCGGATTTTTTAGCTTTAAGGACGCCGCGACGTAAAAGGTCTTCGATGGTCCAGGTAGACTCGCTCGTATAACGCGCTGCGTTTTCTATGCTAAGGAACGCAGGCTCAAGTTGTTCACCACTGAGGGCTTCGGCGATATGCTCGCAAAGTCCGTATAGCAGTGTCGGGTGAATGTAGGTCTCGTTCGACGCGCCGAGCGTTTTCCCGATGATCTCCTGCGCTTTGCTCCATTGACCGGAGCTAATCGCGCTCGTCTTGATCGGCAGGTTACCGTCGACGATCTTCCGGGCGACCTCAAGATATTCCTTGTTGGTCACGGTTTTCATCGGACGACCGACTTCGGCTTCTTGCCGATGCTCGCCCCGGCCATCTGGACGGTATAGCCGTTATTTTTCGCCCAACCGCGTACCGCCTTCTCGATGGCGTCGAGGGAGAAGTACGGGCCGAGCGTCACGAAGTCGAGCTTCGTCCGATCCTCGACGAGCGCGTATGGCTCCGTCGTCATCGTTGATAGCGTGCCGTCGCTCCCGCGCTGGCGCATTAAATCGGCCGGCTTCGCGAGCGTGTCGATATGGGCGGTCTGTGCGGCGCCGGCGGCGACATCGGCATGGGCCGACGCGGCAGATGCCTTAACTTCCTGGGCTTCGGCGGCGGCGGTCTTCTCCTCGATCTTCGCCGGCGCCCGTGCCCGCTCGGCTTCCTGGCGCCGCGCCTCGGCGGCGGCCAGTTCCTCAGCCTCCTTCTTACGAGCGATCTCGGCCTCGCGTTCCGCGGCCGCGGCGATCCGATTCAGCTCAGCTTGCTTCTCTGCAAGGATGCGATTGTCGTAGTCCGTGAGCCTGGCGTTCAGTATGTCGGCAGCGCCGGGCTTGTTCGTCTTGACGCGCCGCGCCAGTTTGTCGATCGGACCGAAGAAAGTTTGATCAACGGCTTGGCCGCCGCGATAATACGCCATCTTTTCCTTCTCGTGGAACGCGGTGAGAGCCTTGGCGTGATCGCGGATTCGTTTGATCAGGCTGGTGTACTTGCCTTTGGTTTCATCGCTGTCGATCTGCTCCGGCAGCGCGCGCGCTTCGTCGAGAAGCGTGGTGGTGAGCGCGAGTGAATCTTTGAACTCGTCGCTCAAGTATTCGGTAACCACCTGCGCGAAGTCGCCCTCCTGTTCGGCGATTAGCTTCGGAAGCGGCGGTTGATTATGCCCCATCGGCGGCGGGGCGACGGTCTCAGTTTTTGCGTCCATCGGTCTCTCCCTTGATGATCTTGATCGCCTTGTTGTAACCCTCGATCTCGCCTTCGCCGCGAGCGATCTCAAGCATCCCGGCGAGCAGGTCGATCGCGACGCCCGTCGAGCCGCCGCGTATGTAGTCGATGTTGTCCTTCGCGCGCTGCTGCGCCCAGTCGCTCATCGGTTTTCTCCTTCGTTAAAAGCAGCCGAGGACGCGAGACCGGTCCCGGCCGCTTCCCCCACGTTGGGGCTATCGCGAAAGCCGCGCTTGAACTCGCGCAGCCTGATCTTCTCCGGCGCCGACAGGTGGCCGGCCTCGGTGTTGCAAAGGACGCAAGCGAGGAAGATGTTCGAGATGTGGTTCGGGCCGCCGTGAGCCTGCGCGATCAGATGCTCGCGCGTCCGCGCTTCGGGCGTTCGGAACGCCATCCCGCAATAGAAGCACTCGTCGCCGTCGCGAGCGATCAGCGTCTCGATCACGGGTGGGTTGCGCTTATTGCGCTGAAGGAAGGCATCGGGCGGCCGCTGCACAGCGAGCCGGAAGTCAGGGTCGTTCTTCTTGAACGCTTCCCACGCCGCCTGCGCCTGCCCGGTGAACGTCCGCTGACCCGTCAGCTTTTGATAAATGATGGACGTCACGCCGCCGCCCTTGAAGCGGACGACCTCCCACTCGTTCGTCGTGACGAGAAGCTCGGCTCCCCGGCCGACGAGCCACGCCTTGAAATTGTCGACCTCGTCGCGCTTGCGAGACTTCACAGGATGCTACCGTGCAGGAGAAGGTGGATCGCTGCGAACAGTGACGCGCTCGCCAACGCGAGGCAGACCAGCAAGACCACGGTCTGCCGGTCCTCCGGCTTGACGCGCCGGAGAGGATTAAATCCATAAGGTGTGTCGGGAGTCAGGTTCATCGTCCGCCCCTATACGATTCGGTTGCGACGCCCGATCAATATAGTCGACTTTTCTCCCCACGGGAAGGCCCTGCGCGGGTAACCGGGGATAAGTTGCCCTTGTGCAACACCCGCCACGTCTGCTATTTAGGCGACCGCCATGTTCGAGAAGGTGTGCCGAGAGAACCTGATAAAGCTCGCCGACGGCTTCGCCGCGGCGACCGGCCTCTCGCTCTCGACGGTCGGCCGGAGATTCCACGGCAACCAGGCCTTCTTCACGGAGTTCAAGCGCGGCGAGTGCTCCCTGACCGTCTCGAAGTACGACGAGATGGTCGAGACCTTCCGGGCAGAATGGCCGAAGGACGCCCATTGGCCGTTCCTCCGGCCCGCGATGATCTCCCGCCCGAAGGGTAAAAAGTCGCTGGATAACAACTCTCGCCGCTAGTGCGGATTTCCCGAATCGCTTAAATCTTCGCTCCATGAGCGACCCGTTCTACGACCGCGACGATCAGGTGACCTTCATCCAGGTCCCCCTCGACGACGCTACCTTCGCGTGGGTCATCGAGCTCGCGGAGCTTTGCCACGTCGAGCCGAGGCTCGTCATCGCGGCGATCCTTCGCGACGTCCGCGTCGACGATCAGACCGAGCACATGAACGAGCCGAGGCGGAGCGGCGGCGGGATACCGTTGCATTGATCCACAACAGAGAAGACGAACGATGTCGAAGAACCGGAAGAAGGCGAAGAGCGGAAAGGCGGCACCGAAGCAGGAGCCGGTCAAGTCGTCGGAGGTCACGCAGCAGATCAGCGCCCGGAAGCTCTGTTCTCTGCTGGCGACAGCGCGCTCGACCTACAAGGACGTCCGCGAGATCGCCGGCGCGTTCGGCGCCGAGGTCAAGAACGCGGCCGAGCACGAGCATCTGAACAAGAAGGCGTTCAGCATGGTCAAGACGCTAGACCGGATGGAACCGGAGAAGCTCGCCGACACGCTCGACTCGCTCGACTATTACCTCGACGTCTCCGGTCTGCGGAAGCGGGCCTCACAGGTCCAACGCCTGCCGATGGGCGGCGGCGATGAGGCGGCCGAGGAAGAACACGACACCGAGCCGGCGCGCGAGGGCGCGAAGGCCGGTAACGGTCATGCGGACAAACCGATGCCGGCGCCCGTCGGCGCGAGCGCAGACTGATCGGTGCGGTGGACGGCGAAGCAGCTAGCCGAGCACGACGCGCGGCGGGGGATCAAACGGCCTCCCGCAGCGCCCGCGTCGAAGACGCCTGGTCACGCCCGGCTCGCGCTCGGGCGCCTCCCGACCGGGACGATGAACAAGACCGAGGCGGCCTACGACGCCCGCCTCCGGGAGCTCACCCACGCCGGCGAGGTCCTCTGGCACAAGTTCGAGGGGATCAAGCTCCGGCTCGCGGATAATACGTTCTACACTTGCGACTTCGCCGTCCTGCCGAGGTCGGGAATCCTTGAGCTGCATGAAGTGAAAGGCGGCTTCTGGACGGACGACGCACGGGTAAAGATTAAGGTCGCGGCGGCGCTCTATCCGTTCAAGTTCATCGCGGTTAAGGTCAGGGCGAAGAAGCGCGGCGGCGGCTGGGAGACGGAGGAGTTCTGATGAAGGGCCTGCGCTCGATCCGCCCCCTCCCGCGCGATTCGCTCCGCGGCATCGAGTTCGCGAAGGTCGGGAAGAAACTCCCGAAGTTCGAGATCATCGACCCGGAGTCGATCTACGTCGAGGATTCCTACCAGCGCGCGATCATGAAGACCGGGCAATCCCTGATCCGGAAGATTTGTGAGAACTTCGACTGGAGCCACTACAAACCGCCGGTCTGCGTCCGCGTGAAGGAAAGCGGCAACGTTCTCGTTTGCATCGACGGCCAGCACACCGCGACGGCCAGCGCGTGCCACCCCGACATCGAGAAGATCCCGGTCATGGTCGTCGACGCTGCCGACGTCCCGAAACGCGCGGCCGCCTTCGTCGGGCACAACAAGGACCGGATCGGGCTGACGACGGTGATGATCTACCACGCCGAGCTCGCCGCGCAGGACCCGGACGCGGTCGTCATCGATCGCGCGCTGCGCGCGACCGGAGCGTCGATCCCGAAGCGCGCGATCTCGACTTCTGGGAAGGAAAAGCACCCGGTCGGCGTGACGATGTCGATCGGCGCGATCCGCGCGATCGCGAAGCGGCAGGGCCAGGACGCGCTCGAGCGCGTCCTTCGGCTCATGGTCGCGGTCGGGCGAGGACCGATCAAGTCGGTCGAGATTACGGCGGCGGCGTTGATCTTCGCGATCTACCCGCCGCCGATCGACGACAAGCTCCGCAAAATCATCATGCGGAAAACGGCGGAGGAGTGGACTGCCTTAGGCTACGCCGAATCCGTCGCAAGCGGAAAGGCGATCGCCGTCGCCGTCGCGGCGATGTGGTGCCGCGAGCTCGGCGTCGAAGCTCCGGACCCGGGCGTGAAGGGCAACGCGACGGACCACGCCCGGCTGATCGTCGGACAGGCGCAGAAGAAGATCGCCCCCGCGCCGAAGCCGATTCCGCCGCCGCCAGCACCAGCGGCGAAAGGTAACAATCCCGCGCCTAAAGGTTACAATCCGCCCGTCTCGGCGGCCGCTCCGGCACCGGCGGCGCCGCAGCTCATCGAGCGGAACGGCGTCAAGGTCGACCTCGAGCTCGGCGCTATCTTCCACCGGAAGAAGGCCGCACGCCTCTCGGACGAAGGCGCTACCCTGGTCGGTGCGCTCGCGCGCGTTATGCCGGCGATGCTAGTCAACGACGACCTGGCGCGGAAGGTCTGGGGCAGCGCGATCGACTCGACTAACCGGATCGACGAGCTCGTTAAGCAAGTCGCCCCCGCGCTCGCGTCTGTTGACTTAAAAGTCAACACCGTCCCGAAGCTCGGCCGGACCCTCGCGGCGGTCGGGGGATAGCGGGGACATTGGCTGGACCGGCTCCCCGATCCGACGCTAGGCTCGGTCGGTCGAATCGGGACCCCTTCATGCAAGAGCTATTTCGAGGTGCGCGGCGCGGTCACTTCGCTTGCATAGCAATCGACGATGATTCGGCTATGCTCGAACGCGGAACGGCGGCCGAGCACATCGTCTGCGCTGATTTGCTCCTGCGGCGTTATCGGGCCTATTTGGCCGGACATGGGCTTCCCTATGACGTCGTCGCGGATTGCTTCGGCCGCCTTTCCAGGATTCAGGTAAAGGGAACGCTCCAGCCGAAGAACGTCAGCGCGAAAGGTCGCGCTCCTCGGCTCGCTTATAGCTGGAACATTAGGAAGCGCGGGAAACTTCGGGCACGGAGACTGACCAATGATCAGTGCGACGTTATTGCGCTGGTGGCACTAGACATCCGCGCGGTTGCCTATTTCCCGGTCGCAGTCTGTAAGCAGACTGTTCAGCTTTTAGCTCCTGGCGGTCGACGCGCGCGAAGTGGCCGGCGTGGATTTTTGGGTGATGTCAGTCAATACCCGCCCGAACCCGCGATCCGTCAGCGCCACGGGTTTTATAAACTGGCGCCGCTCCCTCTCGAATGTCCCCACGGTCATAAATGGACGAAGCGAAACACGATTCAGCAAAAGGGTAGCGGGCGATCATGCCGTGAATGTCTTCGAGCATCGGCACTTCGCCGTTCGCATCGGAGATCAAAAGGTGACTGATCTTTTTCGGGGTGCAAAAAAACATCATTATGGCTGCATCGCCGTCGACCCGCCGTGGCATCACGGGACATGGTCCGACAAGGGCCGCGGGCGATCCGCAAAATACGACACGATGACCCTCGCCGAGATCGCCGACCTGCCGGTCGCCGACTACGCGGCGAAGAACGCGTTCCTCTTCCTCTGGATCACCGGACCGTTCCTCGCGCTCAGCGTTCACGCCTCGATCATGCAGGCCTGGGGCTTCGAACCAAGCGCGGTCGCTTACGTCTGGATGAAGCCGACCCGCAAGGGCTACGAGCAAGGCCACCTGTTCAACTTCCTCGACGATCCGAAGCTGTTCAAGATGGGCATGGGAAAAACGACCAGGCAGAACGCCGAGTTCGCGATCCTTGGCCGACGCGGATCGCCGCGGCGCCTGAGCGCTGGCGTACGGCAGGAAATTATCGAACCGGCACGCGAGCACTCGCGCAAGCCCGAGCAGTTCTACGAGAAGGTCGAAGCCTTCTGCGCCGGGCCGAGGCTCGACATATTCGGCCGGCAGCGTCGGCCCGGCTGGACCGTCATCGGCAACCAGGCCGACAAGTTCGGAAGGGCCGCATGACGAAACGGATGCGCGCTCACGAGATCGAACGGAGGGCCCGAGCGAAGCGGTCATCCGCGCTGGCGCGTAACGAATTGCGCCAGCCTTCGGTCCCGCGCGTCTCCGCTGCTGGGCCGACATCGCCTGCGATCAAGGCCGAGGACCCGGCGATCCGCGCGATGATTGACGCCGCAATCGCGGAACGGAAGGCGCCCGTCGATGATTAGGGTGCCCCCGCCGGAGCAATATACCGCCGCGCCGAAGCTGACGATGCAGATGCGCGCCCTACTCTGGAAGTTACAAGAGACGGGCGGGAATCTGAGATCGACCTACGGCACCGGATTCGTCATCAGGTCGCACAATAGATTCGAGGACCGTGCCGTTCTTGTGTTCTGGACGCCAAAACGAGTCCGCGATGCGGCGATCCGATTTGGTTACGTGGACGAGCGCGGTCGACTCACCTCCGCTGGCCGTGCAGCACTGAAGGAAGGGACGTCATGACCGATGATCGATTGCCTTGGTTTCATTGCTATCCGGAAAAGTGGCTTGCTGCGCTCGCCGAAATGAAACCTGACCAAGGATATGTCTATTGGATCATCTGCTTGCGCATCTATGAAAAACGCGGCCCGATCCCCGACAGCACCGAAGCATTGGCGCGGCGCATTGGCTATCGGCCATCGCACATTCAACGCATTGTCGAAACCCTTTGCGCGCTCGGCAAGCTAATCCGGACGCCGGATGGTCGGCTGACAAACCCATTTTCTGAGCAGGAAATTCTCTCCGGTGCGCAGATTGCGTCACGAACGCGTACGATTCGAACACACGCCGCGAATATATCGTGGCAAAAACGTAAACAAAATCAACACAACGGCCATGCACATGCAATGCAAAACGGTACACAGTTAGATATAGACTCAGAGACAGAGATAAAAGAAGAAGGAAAAGAACCATCGCTCGCCCTAACGGGCGGCGATTCTACTCCCTCGGACGGATGGCCTAGTCATGCGTGGGAACAGTTCTGGGGCAAATATCTGCACAAGGTCGGGAAGGCTGATGCCAAAAAAGCGTTTGACCGCGTTCGACGCGCGCGGATCGTAACATGGGCCGAGCTCGAGGCTGGACTTGATCGCTATCTCGCGAAGACTGACGACCGGCCGTGGTGCAATCCTTCGACGTGGCTGAATCAGCACCGATGGGCGGACCAGCCAGCGCAAGTGGTATCGACACGCGCGCGCAGTGGAGGTGGGTTTGCAGCGGTTGCACGGCGACTAGGACAATCTGAGCGAAACCAGGGAGGCGAACGATGACGGCTATGCCAGCGGTCCGAACGACCGGTGAACTCTATCCGGCGACAACAAGCGTCGAGATGCACCAGTTCATGTCGGCGGTTATTACAGGCGAGCGGGACGACCGCTACAATGCGATCCTGCGAAGGGCGCTGACGCCAGCGGAACGGCAGGCGCTGACGAAGCGCGCAGGTGAGATCGCGCCGCTTCTGGAACGGGCGCAGTACCGGAAGTCGGCGAAGATCATCTCCGAGATGCTGGCGGGGTTCGGATCGTCGCGGGCGAGTGAGGACGAAGCCGAAGTTGTCGCCGCGCAATATGCTGCAGCACTCGCTGGACATCCGCTCTGGGCTATCGAACGGGCGTGCGGGCGGTTCTCGCGTGGCGAAGTCGATGCCGACGAGGTCGGCGCGAAACACCTGGACCGTGCGTTCGCGCCGTCGACTGCGCAGCTCGCGATGATCGCGAAGAAAATCGTCAAGCCATTCGAGGACGACCTCATTCGGATCAAGATGATCTGCGGCGGAACGGTTGTGCCGGAGGAGATCAGCCCGGAGGAGCGCGAGCGTGTCGGCAAGAAGGTCGCAGCCTTCGCTGCCGAGCGCCGGCGCGAAGAGGACTCGGCCGACGAAGAGCGGCGCCAGTCAACGCAGCGTTCGCTCGAGAACACGCGCAATCTGGTTCTGGCCGAGTATCGGCAGGCCGGCATCGCGCCAGTCTATAGCGATAATGGAACGCTCTGCTCGATCTCGCTCTACCGCTCGCTCGGCTACACGATCGAGGAGATTGACGGAAGGCGCGCGCTCGTCGCACCGGCGAAGGCGGCCGCGCCATGAGCGACCATCCGATCATATTCAGTGGGAATTATACGCTTGACTCCCGTGCCGTTTTGGGCTAGATTTTGAGCCTGAAAAGAGGTGTAAATCATGAGTAAATCCACTGTTTCGACCTTCGAGATTTTCGCCATGTTTCCCGACCAAGAGGCCGCCCGGACCTACCTTGAAGGCCAGCTTTGGCCCAATGGTCCTACATGCCCGGTCTGCGGCCTTGGCGAGCGCATTACAGCGCGCAAGGGCGGCTTCTTCAGGTGCAATCAATGCCAAGAGGACTTTACCGTCCGCACGGGCACCATTTTCGAGCGCAGCCACATTCCGCTGCACAAGTGGCTTTACGCCATGTATCTGCTGCTCACCGCCCGCAAGGGAATTTCCAGCCTTCAACTCTCGAAAGAGATCGGCATCCGCCAAGGCTCGGCGTGGTTCATGCTTCACAGAATCCGTGAAGCCTGCGGCGGCGACCTGACCAAGCTGCAAGGCATCGTCGAAATCGACGAAACTTACATGGGCGGCATCGAAGGCAACAAACACAAATCCAAGAAGCTGAATGTCGGCGGCGGCACGGGCGGCAAGGCCGCCGTCCTCGGCATGAAAGAGCGCGGCAAAGGCGGTCGCACTAAGGGCTTCAAGATCGAAGCAACCGACGCGCAAACGATCCGGGACGTGATCGTGCAGAACGTCGAGGTTGGTTCGACGCTGCACACCGATGAACACCTTGCCTATCATGCCTATCCGGTTGACGCACACAGGTACTAGATGTTGATGGAACACACCGAGATTTTGGCGGAAGGCATCACCCAATATGTAGGGGATTGCCGCGACGTGCTGCGCACGTTGCCGCCCGAGTCCGTGCATTGCTGCGTAACCAGCCCGCCCTATTTCGGCCTGCGGGACTATGGCACCGCGACATGGGAGGGCGGAGACCCTACTTGCGACCATCTGAGGCCCGCCGCGCACGGTTACAAGCCGTTTGAAACCTCTACCCTCGGACCTAAAGCCGATGGAATTTCCGCCGACAATTCCGCCCATGCCGATGCCGTCAAGCGCCAGCAATACAAGGGCACTTGCTCCAAGTGCGGCGCTCACAGGATCGATAGTCAGATCGGTCTTGAGCCGACGCCCGCCGCCTTCGTTTCCGAGTTGGTAGGTGTGTTCCGCGAGGTCCGGCGCGTTCTCCGCACGGACGGGACGCTGTGGCTCAACCTTGGGGATTGCTACTGCGGAGCAGGGTACTCGAATCACACGTTGGAACGGAACGGTGCGGCGCAACGCGCGGACGGCGGCAAACAAAAGCACGGCACCGTGTGCCTGGATGGCCTCAAATCCAAGGATTTGATCGGTATCCCGTGGATGGTTGCCTTTGCCCTTCGTGATGATGGCTGGTTCCTGCGTTCCGACATCGTGTGGAACAAGCCGAACCCAATGCCGGAAAGCGTGACCGACAGGCCGACACGCTCCCATGAATACCTGTTTTTGTTGACCAAATCGGCACGGTATTTTTACGATCACGAAGCCATTGCCGAACCCGCCACAATGAAGCCGCAGGCTCGGTTGACGCCGCGCGATTTTGTGAACGGGAAAGACGCTGGCAGGGCCGCGCACCGCCGTCCCGATTATCGAATCCGTGACGATGCCGAACAGGAAAACGCGACCCGCAATAAACGATCCGTTTGGGAGGTCACTACCAAGCCTTTCGCGGGTGCCCACTTTGCAACCTTCCCGCCCGACCTGATCGAGCCGTGCATCCTCGCTGGATGCCCTGCGGATGGCACTGTGCTCGATCCTTTCGGCGGGGCTGGCACAACAGCCCTTGTCGCTGATCGCCTGCACCGCCGCGCCATTCTGATCGAACTGAACCCCGAATATGCGGCGATGGCCGAACGGCGTTTCCGGTCGGACGCGGGAATGTTTGCGCGTGTCGAAACCGTCAACACTACAGGTAGACCATGAAGGGAACACTAGATGTGGTGTCATTTTCGACCTGTGTGCGTCAACCGGATAGGCATGTTGCCTATGCCGGAATGGGCGGGCTGTTTTTCAATCACGAAACGATCAATCACGGCAACGGCGAGTATGTCCGCGACGGCGTGACGACCAACTCGATTGAGTCCGTGTTCGCCGTTCTTAAGCGCGGGATCATCGGCGTGTACCACCACGCCAGCAAAAAGCACATTGGCCGTTACGTCGATGAATTTGCTTTCCGCTTGAACGAAGGCAACGTGCAGCACCACACCATGACCCGCCTGCAAAGCCTTGTCGGCGCAGTCAAGGGCAAACGGCTGACCTACAAAACATTGACGGCATAGGAGAACACAATGGCTCGCGTGATTTTTATCTGTGATGGCTGCGGTAAGCAGGGTGACGGTTATTTCGGCCAGCTTTGCGAAGCTCACAAGCCATCCGATTGGTTCGCTCGGCGCGACAAAGATGGCGAGCGCGAAGTTCAAATAGCTTGCTCTCGGCGCTGTATTGGTATTGTCGCATCTAAAACCGGCAAGACTGCCTGCATTCTGCCAGTCTGAGCGAACGCATGAAAACACCAAAATCATTCGACGCGATGACAAAGATCGTCCTTGCCTATCGACCGAAACCGAAAACCAAAAAAGCGCGAGCGCGCAAGAGGAAACGTGACCGTTCAAATCCTCAAAGGTGATTGCAGGGACGTGTTGCGGACGCTGCCAGCGGAGTCCGTGCATTGCGTCGTTACAAGCCCGCCCTATTGGGGCTTGCGGGACTACGGCATTCCTCCGTCGATTTGGGATGACGACCCGGACTGCGATCATCAATGGGGCGAGACTATTTCGGTCAACGCGACCAATCACACCACGAAGGCCCGATGGAATCACACGCGCAATGGCCGCGACGAATTGCAGCCGACAGAAAAGCGCGTTTCGTGGTTGCGCACCGAAGTTAAGCAGGGCCAATTCTGCCAACGCTGCGGCGCATGGGCTGGCGCGTTCGGCCTTGAGCCTACCTATCAGCTTTACGTCGATCATGCCGTCGATGTGTTCCGCGAAGTTAGCCGCGTCCTGCGGCCGGACGGAACGCTTTGGCTTAACCTGGGTGACTCGTATTGCTCCGGCGGGCGCGCGACGTGGCGCAGCGGCGCGAGCGAGAACAAGGGGCAAGACGTTCTCAATGATATGCCGCGTCCGGCGCAGCCGACCGACTTGAAGCCGAAAGACCTGATCGGGATTCCGTGGCGGGTTGCCTTCGCATTGCAATCCGATGGCTGGTGGCTGCGGCAGGACGTGATCTGGGCCAAGCCCAATCCTATGCCGGAAAGCGTGACCGACCGCTGTACCAAGGCGCACGAATATCTTTTCCTGATGACGAAGAGCGAGCGGTACTACTTCGACGCCGCCATGATTGCCGAAGATGCCACTACGGACGCCGCTCACAAGCATTGGACAGAACGCAAATACGATCAATCCATGCTTGCGAACAAACAAGAAAATGGTGTCAAAGGCCGTCCGATTGGAGTTGCTGGATATACCGCACCAGGAAAGCGGAATAAGAGGTCGGTTTGGACGGTCAATACTCAACCCTTCCCGGAGGCTCATTTTGCGACCTTCCCTACGGCTCTCGTCGAGCCTTGCATCAAGGCCGGCTGCCCGAAAGGCGGTGTCGTTCTGGACCCATTCGGCGGCGCGGGTACGACTGGCATGGTGGCTGACAGACTTGAACGAGACGCGATCCTAATTGAGCTCAATCCAGAGTATGCAGCGATGGCTGACCGGCGCATTCGTGCCGACGCAGGCATGTTCGCTAGCGGTGAGAATGGATGATGGCGTGCGCGGCAGCACTCAAGGCTGTAAGTCGAGTCATCTCGACGGAGCCGAAAACGGCCGAGGAAATTTTTTCAAAGGTGAATTGGTGGACGTTCGACACAATAGCGGAGGCGCTTCAAGAACTGGGCGATTATGCACTTGACAATACCAGTAGTTAGTTTAGGCGATCCGATCAGCTGTCCGATTGTCCCGTGCTTCATTGGTCTCGGATTGAAGGATTGCGCGAGCTTCTCGGACCGTGATCTCGCGCGAGAATGGACCCTGCATTTTGCCGGCCAGACGTGATGCCGAGCAAATATCATCGTACTCCGCCGGAGTGACGTGCATCGTAATCTTGACTCTCCCGTCTTTCGGGCTGGTCACGAAACCACACCGTTTCGGATTAACTTTGCGATGTAGAGGCCCACGGCTGGTTCCTGTAATTCGCGGCCGCCGATCTCAGCCAACTTTGCGCATCGCTCCCGTTCGTCGGATCGCACGGCGTCGAACTTATCACCCACTCGATCCATCGCCTGCGCTAGAATAGAGTTGCCCATTTTCGGCATCCTGGTGTTGGGGTTATCCACAATGGAAATATCGCGTAACTCGCGCGGCATGTCCAGTAGCCCGCAGCGACTATTTTCCCTATGCTTCGAATCGTTCGGTTCGCCACGCAGCGGTCTCGACACCTACATCAAACGAAGGGCTAAGGCCCATTCAAGCATGAGCACCATAGCGAGGCAGACTGGACCGCCGGCAGCGGCGTCACTGCTGCGACCTATTTGGCGGGCGTTCTGCATCTGGCGATCTCGCCGGGCTGCTGCCCGCGCCGTACGGGCGATGCACCGATGGAATCACCGCCGCGCAGCCCGTAACATTATCCTCGCATCGAAGTGGGAGCGCCGCGCATGACCGTCCGATGTTGGAAGCACAACATCGACATGGTCGTCGTGCGGCTCGATCACGGTAATCCAGTCCACCATTGTTCGGAGTGTGTGCGGATCGCACGCGAGAAGGTCGACGCCGTCTGCGCGGCATTTAGGGCGAAGGCGGGAAGATCCCGGCTCGGCGTTCGTCTTGCGGTTGACCAGAAACGACGAGCCTTGTAGAAACGCGGCAATCGCGAGAGTTGTCAGTAGTCGCGCCCGGACGTGCTTTGCGTATCCGCCCGGGCGCGCGTTCGTTTTCCAGGACCAACTGCCGCCAATGGCCGACGATGCCCTCCGCTGGTACGCCGCCCGCGCCAAGCCTGGGCACGAGCGTGTCGCAATGGTGAATCTCGCGCGCCAAGACTTCCCCGCCTATTATCCGCAGATCACTATCGAGCGGCGCCGGCGCGACCGAATCGTGAACGACACCGAACCGCTTTTCCCTGGCTATATCCTGATCCAGTTCGAGCTCGCGGTGGGCGCGTGGAAAGCGATCAACGGAACGCGTGGGATAATTCGGCTGCTAGGTTTCGGCGACGAGGGCACGCCATCGCCGCTTCCGATCGGTGAGATCGAGCGGCTCCAGGACCGCGAAACATCCGGATCGCTGTGCGTTTCCGAGGTGGTGCGCATCAGCCGCGACGACGTCTGCCGGATCAAGTTCGGTAATGCCGTGGACAAGATCGGACCGGTGCTGCGCACCCGCGGCGAGCGGATCACGCTGCTTTTAGATTTACTCGGGCGCAAAGTTCCTGTAACGGTGCCAATGCACGCTCTCGAGGTTGTCCATCGGGCCGATTCACGCCCGATGCGGTAGCCACTGACCGGAGAGAATCCAATGCGCTAAGGAAACGCGCGCGGCGTAGGGCGAGAAGGGCCATGCCCAAGTCCGCGAATCATCTGAAGTGATTCATCGTCGCGCGCATCCTTCGGGGCCGGAACTAATAAGGCACTTTTAAGTGCTTTTTAAGTGCGAGTGCCGCGCCCACGAGTCCGAGAACATCCACCTACCCCCAAAACACACCTACGCAGTCGGGGTCAGCCATCTCGACGGCGTGGACGCGTCCCGTCCTCGGAACCGTCGCCCCCCGATGGGCGGGACGCACTTGAAAACTATTCGGAACAAAAGTAGCTTCGTGCAATGCCACGAGCAGTTAAGGGCCAAAGGTTCGGCGGGCGCCTGAAGGGCGTGCCGAACAAAGCGACTATCGAGAGGGCGCTTCTCGCTGAGCGCGCGATTGCTGAGGCGAAGGCCAATGCGAAGCCGCTCGCGCGAGAAGTCCTCGATCAGTTCATGCAGCTTTTCGCCGGGATGGCAGCGCATCACCAGCCGATGCCGGCAGGCCAGATGGCGCCACCGGATCGGAATCCGGATGAGACGAAGTTCGAGAAGTGGGCGCGGCTCGCCGTTCAATGCGCGAAGGACCTCGCGCCTTACCAGAGCCCGACGTTCCGCGCGATTGTGGTGGCGCCGACGCCTGAAAGCCCGAGGGGCAAGATCACGCGGTTTACGCTCGAGATATTTGATCGCACCGGACGCGGGCCGATCAAAGGGGCGAATGGCGCAGCCGGTAATGGAAAGGTGATCGAGCACGAGGCTGACGCATGGTGAATTGGCAGTTTGAGATCGGCAAGCAAGTCGTCTGCATCAAAAAAGATGGCGACTGGACATGGGAGCCGCCCGAGATCGCGGCTGGATGTCGAGGGCCACTCCACGGCGATGTGCTGACGATCCGATCCATCAAGAATCATGAGCTCGGCGCGATCGGCATCGCTTTACAATTCTATGAGATCGTCAATCCGCCAGTGAAGTATTTGAACGGCGATCACGAGTGTCTATTTGACGCCGTTTACTTTCGACCTGTGAGGCGCACGGACATCTCCGAACTCCGCAAGCTGACGGTTCCGCGGCCGTCGGTGCGAGTGGCGGAGGACGCATAGTGGCCATTGCTGCGGACGAGCATCTGCTCAAATACAGCCGGCCGTTCCTTTACCCGAAACAGCGGGCCGCAATCTTCGACGCCAGGCGTTATTCGATCACCGAAGCATCGACAAAGTCCGGTAAGACTTCGGGTGCAATCGTCTGGATCACCGAGATGGCATTCGCTGGCTGTGCCGGGTGGAATTACTGGTGGGTTGCACCGGTCAGCGGCCAGGCCGACATCGCCTTCCGCCGATGCTTGCGCGCGATCCCGCGCGAGCTCGCGACACCGAACATCACGCTCAAGACGATCACGCTCGTCAACGGCGCGATCATCTGGTTCAAGTCCGGCGACAAGCCCGACTCGCTCTACGGCGAGGACGTCTACGCCGCCGTAGTCGACGAGGCCTCCCGCACGAAGGAGGATGCGTGGTACGCGCTGCGTACAACGCTGACCGCCACGCGCGGGCCGGTCCGGATCATCGGCAACGTCAAGGGGCGCCGGAACTGGTTCTTTCAGATGGCGCGGCGGGCAGAGGCCGGAGCGCCCGACATGGGCTACCATAAGCTGGTCGCGGCTGACGCTATCGAAGCCGGCGTTCTCGATGCCGACGAGGTCGAAGACGCGCGGCGCAATTTGCCGGACCGGGTGTTCCGCGAACTCTATCTCGCCGAGCCATCGGATGACGAAGGCAACCCGTTCGGCCTTGCGGCCATCGCCGAGTGCATACAGCCACTTCAACCTGGCGTTCCTACCGTATGGGGGTGGGACCTCGCGAAGCACGTCGACTGGACCGTGGGCATCGCGTTCGACAAGCAAGGGCAGACCTGCCGGTTCGATCGTTTTCAGATGCCGTGGGACGAGACGATGACGAGAATCCACGCCGCGACCGGCCGCACCCCGGCGCTGGTGGATTCCACCGGTGTCGGCGATCCGATTGTCGAGATGCTGCAGAAGAAACCAGGATCGAAGTTCGAGGGCTACGGCTTCACCGGCCCATCGAAGCAGAAACTAATGGAAGGCCTGGCGGTCGCGATCCAATCGAAGTCGATCACGTTTCCGGCCGGACCGATCACCCTCGAGCTCGAGCAATTCGAATATGAATACACCAAGACCGGCGTGCGCTATGGTGCGCCGGAGGGTTTTCACGATGACTGCGTCTGCGCGCTCGCGCTCGCGGTCATGCACAAGGGACACGCGCGGATGCCGATGAAGATCAGCAACGAAGCCATCGCGCGCGCCCACCGCGGCGGTTTGCGTGGAGCGCTGCGACCGTGAAACGCAAGAACGTCGAGCAGCTGGTATTCGATGTCGTGGCGAAGATCGACGCCAAACGCGAAAAGGCTGCGCCGGCATCGGAGCCCGCGCCAGTAAAGGCCGCGCGCAAGCCGGTCAAGATCGGCGACATCGCGCTCGGTCGCGCCAAGGCGAATCGTCGTCGCGCCATCAATCCGTTCATCCTGGCGAACCATCCGCCGAGCGTCTTTCCTAAGGGCGTCAAGCCCACGATGGCGCAGGATAAGGCGATTAACGATTCGCTGGACTGGGCGGCACAGTCGATTCAGTCCGGGTTATTCGAGGAAGGGCTCGCGTTCCTGGGTTACCCGTACCTGGCCGAGCTCGCGCAGCGGGCGGAGTATCGCGTCATCAGCGAGACGCTCGCGACCGAGGCCACGCGCAAGTGGATTAAGATCGAGGCCGCCGGCGATACCGACAAGACCGATGAGATCAAGGCGATCGAGGCCGAGTTCGTCCGGCTCAAGGTCCAGGACATATTCCGCGAAATATCGGAACAGGACGGATTCTTCGGTCGCAGCCATCTCTACATCGACACGGGCGAGGGCGACGATCGCAAGGAACTCATCACGCCGATCGGTGACGGTCGCAATGACGTCACCACGGCGAAGTTCAAGAAGGGATCGCTTACTCGACTCAAGGCAGTCGAGCCGGTGTGGTGCTACCCGGCCCGGTACAATTCGAACGATCCGCTCGCGGTCGACTGGTACAAGCCCGAGTCGTGGTTCGTGATGGGCAAGGAACTCCACGCCTCGCGCCTGCTGACATTCGTCGGTCGCGAGGTGCCGGACATGCTCAAGCCGGCGTATTCGTTCGGCGGTCTGTCAATGTCGCAGATGGCGAAGCCTACCGTCGACAACTGGCTTCGCACACGGGCGAGCGTTTCGGACCTCATCAAAGCGTTCTCGGTGATGGTGATATCGACCGATATGAGCGAGGTCCTATCTGGTGGTGGCGATGAGTTCTTCAGGCGCCTCGATTTTTTCAATGCGAACCGCGACAACAACGGCATCATGGCGGTTAACAAGGATTCCGAGGAACTCACAAACGTTTCGGCCCCGCTCGGCACGCTCGACACTCTTCAGGCGCAATCGCAGGAGCACATGGCGTCGGTGAGCCGAACGCCTATCGTCAAGCTGCTCGGTATCCAGCCGGCGGGCCTGAATGCGTCGTCGGAAGGCGAGATCAAGACCTGGGACGACTGGGTTGCGGCCTACCAGCAGCGTTTCTTCCTCGAGCCGCTCACCCGGATTCTTGGGTTCGCGCAGATGAACTTGTACGGCAAGGTCGATCCGGACATCACAATCGCATTCGAACCGCTCAGGCAGATGACCGAGAAGGAGATCGGCGAGATCGACAAGGCCGAGGCCGAGGCGGACCAGATTCGCATCGACACCGGGGTGATCTCGGCCGAGGAAGCGCGCAGGGCGCTCGCGGCGAAGGAAGACTCTCGTTATGCCGGCATCGACGTCGAAGACGTCCCGGACCTCAAGGAAGAGGAAGCCGAGGGTCTCCAGCCGAAAGGCCAGAAAGGCTCCGGCGGTGAGGGCGGAGACGATGGCGATTAAACTCCGCGAACCAGACCTTAACGACATGTATCAGCGGCCCTATATGGCGCCGCGCCCGGCCACCGCACCGATCGCCAAGGACGCCGCCCCGCGAAAGAAGGGGGCAACCGTTCTTCCTTCGGTCCAGCCGAACGTCGGCATCGAGGCAGCCTACCGCAGGCGCATGTATGCGCTGATCGAGGCGATGCACAACTCGATCATCTATTGGATCAAGGCAGCCTACAAAAAGAACGCGCCGGCGATCGCCCAGGATACTGCGGCCGACGAGCTGCGGATCGCCATGCGCAAGCTCGCGCGGCAGTGGCGCAAGAACTTCGATGAGGCAGCCCCGGAGCTCGCCGATTACTTCGCGACGGAAGCGTCTGAGCGGTCAGATGGCTCGCTGCGGTCAATCCTGCGGCGGGCCGGCATGTCGGTCAGGTTCAAGATGACGGCCGCAGCGCGCGACATAATGGACGCGACGATCAATGCGCAGGTTGGGCTGATCCGGTCGATCTCGCAGGAATACCTCACCGCCGTCGAGGGCATCGTCATGCGATCGGTCCAGACCGGGGGCGATCTCGGGCAGCTATCGCAGGATTTACAGGCGCAGTTCGGCGTTACGAAACGCCGCGCCGCGCTGATCGCGCGCCACCAGAACAACATGGCGACGTCCGCAATGACCCGCGCGCGCCAGCAGGAGCTCGGGCTCAATACCGCCCGCTGGCGGCATAGCCACGCTGGCAAGGAACCCCGCCCGACGCACGTTGCTATGGACGGGAAGACCTATGACGTGCGAAAGGGAATGTGGGACCCCGCGGAAGGGCGCCGCGTGTGGCCGGGCGAACTAATAAACTGCCGATGCACGTCGCAGACGGTGGTGCCGGGATTCGGATAAATGCCTACGCTGCGAACGCTCGACGCGACCTTCATCAAACACGAAGTGCGGGACGGTCACGACTATCACGTTCACGTCGACCGGATCGAAGACGCCCAGGGCGTCCAGTTCCTATGCCCGAAGTGTTTCGTGGCTAATGGCGGCGCTGTCGGCACCCACCAGGTCATCTGCTGGTCGCGCAGCCGCGGTGTGCCTGACGAGGTCCGCCCGCAGCCCGGTAGGTGGAAGATCGACGGCACCAGCATCGATGACCTGACCCTGAACGCCGATCCGCCGGCGACGCAGCGATCAGTTGCGATCACTGGCGGGTGTGGGTGGCACGGCCACGTCACGAACGGAGCCGCAGAATGATGGCGCGCATGATCATCGATCAGAATGGCTACTTCGCCGCTCCGCCGGCACTCATCGGCGCAACCGACGCGGAGATCGTCGCCATGTACGAAAACAGGCTGCCGGCTGATCGCGCGACTGTGATCGCCAACGGTCTTCTGAGCGCTGCGATCGCGCTCAACAACACGCAACCCGCAGGACGATGCTGACGTGACGACGATTGCGACTGACCCTCCAGTATCTGAGAAACAGCGCCGCGCGATGTTCGCCGCACGCGAGGGCCGCAGCACGCTGGGGATTCCGAAGAAGGTCGGCGAGGAGTTCGTCGGTAGCAAGGACGCCAAGCCCGCGGCTGGGGTCGCCATCACCGGCCCAGGAAACACGGCGCTGTTCCTGAAGCGGGCGCGCACTGCCGATCATCCGGGCGAATGGTGCTGGCCTGGTGGCGGCATCGAGGCAGGAGAGAAGCCGGAGGATGCGGCCCGCCGCGAGACCGCCGAGGAAACCGGATATAAACTGAACGGCATCAAGCCAATTCATCGCGCGATCAGCGACGATGGCGTCGACTTCACGACCTTTCACCAAGACGTCGGCGAACATTTCGTCCCGAAGGTCAATGACGAACATGCCGGATGGGCGTGGGCGTCGATGAGCGACCCGCCGCAGCCGCTTCACCCAGGCGTCAAGGCGATGCTCGAGAAGGTTACGAAGGACGCGGACGTGCGTGCCCATGATCAGGCACTCGCCCTCGATCGCTCGTCGGTCCGGTCATACGATAAGGATGGCCGGATGCGCGTCGAACGCGCGCACATCAGTAAGGCGAACGTCTGCCCGTATAACGGCAGCGAGATCCCGGATTACGAGGCGCTCGGTCTCGATCCGAACAAAGTCTACCAGCTATTCCGCGATCCGGACGAGCTCGCCAAGGCGGCGCCGACGTTCAACGGAATCCAGCTCCTGCTCAAACACGTCCCGGTCAACGCGGACGATCACCAGCCAGACCTGGTCGTCGGCACGACGGCGACCGGCGCGGAGTTCAATGCTCCGTACCTCGACAATGGTCTCATCGTCTGGGTGCGTGAAGGCATCGATGCAATCGAATCCGAGAAGCAGAAGGAACTGTCCAGCGCGTATCGCTACCGCGCCGACATGACGCCGGGCGCCTATCAAGGCGTCCCCTACGATGGCGTCATGCGGGACATCGTCGGAAACCACGTAGCGCTCGTAGAAGAAGGCAGAGCCGGGGCCGATGTGGTCGTCGGCGATGCCGCCACCCAAAAACTAGAGGAGCTATTCATGACGAAGCCTGTCGTGCTGTCACGCAAGGCGGCGATGGTTCAGGGGGCGCTCGCCGTCTACCTGAAGCCGAAGCTCGCCAACGACGCGAAGATCGACCTGGTGCCGACGCTCAAGGATCTCACCAGTAAGAACTTCGCGGAAAAGAAACCGGGGGTCATCACCAGCCTGAAGGAGATCACAAAGGACAAGCTCGCAAAGGACGCGAGCCTCGACGATGTGACCGGCCTGCTCGACGCGCTCGAGAAGGCTGAGATGGCCGAAGGCGATGCGACCGAGCCGAACTCCGGGCTTCCGCTTGTCGGCGGCAAGAAGGACGAGACGATGGACGCTGCCACCGAGTTCCTGAAGGGCAAGCTCTCATCCGACGACTTTTCCAAGTTCGAGGAGATGTCGAAGGAGAAGAAGGCTGGCGACGCGACCGAGACCCCTGAGGAAAAGGCGGCGCGCGAGGCCAAGGACAAGGCAGCGAAGGATGCCGCCGACAAAAAGGCGAAGGACGAGGCCGAAGCCGAGAAGGACAAGCCGACGAAAGCCGGCATGGACGCGGCGATCGCCAAGGCGACCCAGGACACCGAAGCACGCGTACTCAAGACCCAGCGCGATCTCCGGGAAGCCGAGGAAGCCGTCCGACCCTACGTCGGCAAGCTCGCCATCGCGCACGATAGCGCCGAGTCGGTCTACCGCACCGCGCTCACGACTCTCGGCGTCGACAAGGCGGACGTCGAAGGGCTCGCCATTGGCGGCCTGAAGGCGATCCTCAAGCAGATGCCGTTGGCCGATGCCAAGGACAAGAAGCCGATCGCGATGGATGCGTCGGCACTCAAAGACTTCAGCGCGCGTTATCCCGACGCCGCGAAAATCACGCTCGGATAAGGAGAGACCCTCATGGGTGACTTTCAGAAGCAAGTGAACGCGAACCAGGCTCCCGCGGTTGCGGGCGACTACGCCAGTTCGAATCCGCGATCCTCGGTTCTTGCCGGGGCTGGCGGACTCGTCGCCGGCGCCCCCGGCGTGACCGTCGGCCGATTCGCATGGCTGAGCTATGCGACGAGCGACAACGACAATGCTCCGGCAACCGTCTTCAGCTTTGGTTCCGGACCCGTTGCAGGCATCGTGCCGCGGAAGCAGCAGGCGCTGATCACGAAGTACCTCGCCTCGGCGAGTAACGTCATCGCCCCGGGCTTCGGCATGTGGCTCGATAGCTCCGGCGACTTCTGGATGCAAAATGACGGCATCACACCGGCGCTGATCGGCCAGAAGGCGTTCGCGAACTATGCGGACGGCAAGGCCATCTTCGCCGCCGCAGGCGCCACGCCCGCGACCGCGTCGGTCACCGGCACCGTTGCCGGCCAGACCGCGTCGGTCACCGGATCGATCCTGGGCAATCTGCTCACGGTCAGCGCGGTCGGCTCCGGTTCACTCGTTCCAGGTGCAGTCCTTGCTTCCGGTACGGCGGTCGCTACCGGCACGAAGATCGTGCAGCAGATGTCCGGCACCATCGGCGGCGTCGGCACTTACCTGGTCGACATTCCGAACCAGAACACCACACCTAACCTGACGATCACGGCCGCCTATGGCCTGCTGACTGTCTCGGCCGTCGGTTCGGGTGCTCTTGACGTTGGCGATGTCCTCGCGTCCGGAACTGCCATCACTGCCGGCACGGTCATCACCGGCCTCGGCACTGGCACCGGCCTCACCGGCACTTACTACGTCAGCCAGGCGACCGACTCGACGCCTGGAATCACCATCACCGCCGCGCGCGCCATCGAGACCAAGTGGTACGCGAGGTCAGCCGGGCTCCCGGGCGAGCTCGTCAAGATTTCCTCACAGCCGCTCGGCTAAAGGAGCAACGCATCATGAACCGACAAGAAGCAATGCAGGCTTGGGGCGCGGACTCCGCGCACCTGGCCGCCCGTGGGTTGGTCCTTCTGGACGCGAAGTCGTATATCCCGGACGAGTTCCGGCACGACTTTGCGCTCGCGATGGACGCGCAACCTGCGCTCGCGACATCGGCGAACGCCGGCATCCCGGCTTATCTGACGATGTTCGTCGATCCGGAGCAGGTCAAAATCCTGTTCTCTCCGACCAACGCCGCGAAAATTATCGGCGAAATGAAGAAGGGCACGTGGCTCGACGAAACCGCGATATTCACGGTGATCGAACACACCGGCGAGGTGACCAGCTACGGCGACTACGCCGAGGGTGGCAGTTCCGGTGTCAACACCAACTTCCCGCAGCGCCAATCGTATCTATTCCAGACGATGAAGCGCTACGGCGAGCGTGAGCTCGAACGCGCTGGTCTCGCCCGCCTCAACTATGTGAGCGAGATCGACGTCGCGGCGTCGATGAGCCTGAACAGGCTTGCCAACCTCTCCTACTTCTTCGGTATTGACGGCCTGCAGAACTATGGGCTGATCAACGACCCGAACCTGTCGGCGGCGATCACCCCGGCGACGAAGTCGAACGGCGGCACCGGCTGGTTCACGACCGGCGGCGGCGTCAACGCGACGGCGAACGAGGTCTACAACGACATCGTCGCGATGTTCAAACTGCTGGTCGATCAGTCCGGTGGCAACCTCGACAAGGAAGCGAGTTGCGTCCTAGCGATGTCGCCCGACTCGGCACTCGCCCTGCAGTTCACGAACACCTTCAACGTCAACGTGGAGGATCTGCTGAAGAAGAACTTCAAGAACCTCCGCCTCCAGACCGCCGTGCAGTACGGCGCCACGTCGGCGACCAACCCGCAGGGCGTCGCCGCCGGCAATCTCGTTCAGCTGATCGCTGAGAACGTGGAAGGCCAGAAAACCGGCACCTGCGCGTTCAACGAAAAGATGCGCTCGCATCCGATCATCCGGGCGACCTCGTCCTTCCAACAGAAGGCAACCGCGGGAACCTTCGGGGCCGTGATCAAGCAGCCCTTCGCGTTCGCGCAAATGGTGGGAGTGTAAGATCCAATGGCTGATAAGCAGAAGCAGAACGTCAAGACCGCGGGGGCCGTAGCGGCTCCCGCGATCGCGGCAGCGAAAGCGACCAAGACTGTCACCGTCGCGTGCAAGATGCCGAGCGGCCTCCTGCTCCGCATCTTCAAGATGGTCGACCAATCCGTCCAGGTCATGGGCGGCGGCAGCCGCATCGAGAAGCAGGCCGAACAGATCGGCAAGGCCGTAAAGATCAACGGCTACGCCAGCCCGTTCGGTAAGGCGCCGAAGCACACCGTCCTCGAGCAGACCTACGGCGGCTACGGGCTCACGCCCGGAGTCGACGCGGAGTTCTTCGCCAAGTGGATGCACGACAATGCGGAGAGCGATCTGGTGAAGAACAGGATCGTATTCGCGGCGTCCGACTCGGATCGAGTCGAAGCTGAAGCGGATGACTACAAGAAGGAATGGGACGGGATGCACCCGATCACGCCCGACACCGACAAACGCATCCCACGCGGTGTCAAGACCGCCGACGAACAGAAGAAACCACAGGCGGCGGCCTGATCCGATGGGCGCCGTCGCCACCTTCGACTATGCGGCATGGCTCGCGCGCTATCCTGAGTTCGGCCCGAGCGGGCAGCAGCCCGTCTCGGCCGACCAGGCGGCGATGTATTTCGCGGAGGCAACGGACAATCATCGCAACGACGGATTCGGGCCCGTCGAAGATGCGACCACGCAGCTTCGGCTACTGAATATGCTGACCGCACACATCGCGGTCCGCAACGCAGCAAACGCTAATGGATCTCCGGCATCCGGGCTGGTCGGGCGAATCTCGTCCGCGACCGAGGGCTCGGTATCGGTATCAACCGATGCTCCGGGGATTCCCGCATCGGCGGCATGGTTAGCGCAGACCAAATATGGACTAGACTACTGGAACGCGACGAAGTCGTACCGGACGGCCCGCTATCGCGCGCGCCCGACGAGGGTCATCAACGGCCCCTACCCGTTTTTTAGGCAGTAGCCGTGGCGAGGTTCAAGGGCGGCGCGAAACTCACTGCCGCGCTGCGCGAGCTGGCGGAGAAGGTCACGAAACCCGGCACGCTCCGCGTCGGGTTCCTCGAAGGCGCGACCTATCTGGACACCACGCCGGTCGCGATGATCGCGGCGATCCAGAACTGGGGAGCGCCGAAGGCCAACATCCCGCCGCGACCGTTTTTCTCGAACATGGTCCGCGACAAGAGTCCGGGATGGGGAAAAGCCGTCGAGACGAACTTGAAGGACACCGGGTACGACGCTACGGTGGCGCTCAAGCGAGTCGGTAAAGGAATTGCGGGACAGCTGCGACAATCAATCCTCGATACGACCACCCCGCCGCTTAAGCCGGCGACGGTCCGTCGAAAAGGATTCGACAAGCCGCTGGAAGATACCGGCCACATGCTCAACAGAGTAAACTTCGAAGTTAAGGGCGACTGACCGATGCGAGGAATCTACGCCAGCCTCCCGATATGGGGGGGCGCGCACGTCGCGCTCTGGAGCCGCTATGCGCTTCCGGCCATGCTGGCGCCAGGCAATCTGCCGGCGATCTCGCGGATCGCGCCGACGACGGTGCTGATCTACACGAACGCGATGGACAGGAACGTTATTGAGGCGCTTCCCGAGTTTAACGACCTGATGGACGTCTGCGCGGTATCGTTCGTCATCATCGGCGTCGACGCGAACGAAATGGTGGAGCTCCTTCACCCCCAGGCCCGCCACGGTGGAACCTGCTACAAAAATTGTCAGAACATGGCAATCAAGCGCGCGTGGGAGGACGACTGCGGCAACGTCTTTATGACCGCCGACACGATCTGGTCGAACAACGGCGCGGCCAAGATCGAGGAGGCGCTCGCCGCAGAGAAACGCGGACTCGTACACGTCGGCTATTGCACGGGCGGGCGGGCACTCACGGCGAATCCGGATGCGCTCGGCCGCGAGATGGCGGCGTGGGCGGCCGATGCAACACCGCTCGAGATGTCGCGGCGCTTCCTGCGCGCAAGCGGCGGCGGGGCGCTGCCGCCATCGATCACGGAGCCGAAGTTCGGACGTAACCCGTCGAACCTACGATGGTCGACGGGGGACGGGCGCGGGATGATGGTCCGGCCGATCCATCTCAACCTCAGCTTCGCGTACCCGCAGATGGGGCCGATCGCGATGAACCACGGCGTCGACCACGACTTCGCGAACCGGGCGTTCACCAGCCGGGACCAGCTGATGCTGATCCAGGACACGACCGAGTTCATGGTGCTCAGCATCGATACGCTCGGCGATAGCGCACCGGTCTATGATCCTGGGCAGGAGCCGGACTATCCGGACTACAGCCCGGAACTCGTGGCGGCCTACATGAAGGATTCGGCGTCGCCGTGGCAGCGGGAGTGGATGCGCGATTACTGGTGGTGCCACGATGGCACGCTTGCGCTTGACGACCCCGATCGCCAGCGCGTCGAACGCGAGAGCGATCTAGCGGTTGATGAGATGTTCGCTTGCTACAACCGCGCGGCCACCATTGCGTTCTGGGCGAATCGGCGGCAACAAGGATTGCCAATGACTCACAGAACGGAAGTGGGACACAAGAAACACAGCGCGACTATGCGTGCGCGACATCAACTAGGGCGATCTCGCCCCAACCGCTCGGCGGTGATAGGAAGGGAGGTGGGTTGACGGAAATGAAGTTTCTCGTCAACCTTTGACCTCTTTAATCACAATGAGACCGGGCAGCGGTCGCTCGAGGACGTGGTCGGCATCTTCGGCCACCAGCTTCGCGCGCTCGGCCACAAGATCGTATGGGCGCCGGATAACAAAAAATGGCTTCCGCGCGATGCTGGTGTGAACATCATCGTCGAGGGGTTCTCGAAGGAAGCTGTTGCGTCGATTGCTAACGGTCACGCGCAGGGTGCGCGATTCTTGATCCTCGCGACGGAAGAGCCCACACCGAAGGGGTTCAACCACGGCACGCAGGAAGAGATGGTCCGGCGCCAGGAGTTATTTCCGGAGGCCGCTAAGTATGCGGAGGGGATCCTTCACTTCGTTCCGGGCGACGCGGTCACGCGCTGGTACGCGCAGTTCGCGCCGGCTGCGATGGTCGAGCTCGGCTACGCCGACACGCTTGTTCGCACTCCAGACAATAAGGAACCAGCCTACGACTTCGGTTTCTTCGGATCACTGTCGCCTCGCCGGCACAAGATTCTCAAGAAACTCGCGAAACGCATTGGCACCGTGAAGGCGGTCCGGATCGTCGCTGACTTTGCGACTCAGTTTGACCGCGATCAGGCCATGCGGGAGGCAAAGGTCATCGTCCAGATCAGGAAGTTCGATGAGATGGGGCTGGTCTCGTCGTCACGATGCAACACTTCCCTGTGCATTGGGCGTCCGATCGTGGCGGAACCCCACTTGCTATCGAAGCCGTGGGACGAGATAGTGCGGTTCTCGACCACCCTAGACGGTTTCTACGATACGGCAATTATGATACGCGGAGCCTGGCGCGGCGTGCACGCGGATCAATTCGCCAAGTTTAAGCATCGGCTATCTCCCGAGCATTGCGTAGGCCGCGCGATGCGAGAGATCGGGTTCGACCTCGAAAGGTGTGCGGCGTGAAGTAATTCAAAGGGGCGCGACAATGGCTGACACGGTACGGGCTCGGAAGTATCTTCCGACGCTCTCTGACCTCATCGACCGGCTGACGATCGTCCAGCTGAAGGCAGTCTTTATCCCGGCGCACCGGGACGAATACGTCGCCGAACGCAAGCTGATTGAGCACGACATCGACCTGATCCTATCGAAACAGAAACGCCGCATGACGGCAGCCGACATCCATGCGATCGTTGTCATCATGCTCGCGAACCGATTCATCTGGGAAAACGAATCGAAGGCCAGGGCCGGTGGCAAGGAACAGGACAAGCTCCTGAAGCTCACGCACTCGATCAACGGTGTGCGCGCGGCGGCAAAGAACGCGCTCGCACGATTCGACGGTGGCCGGAAGGATTACAAGATCGATGCCTTGGCGGCTGACTTGCCTCCGGAGTTCGGGAACTGGAAGGTGTTCTAGTGACCGATGATCTCGAAACATTGATACGCAATAGGCAGAACGAATTGCGCGACCCGCGACGATTCACCCATCCGGTGATTGTTATCGACGAACGCTCGTTGACAGAGCGAGTCGGCGACTGGATCGACGAACACGAATACGGATTGTTGAACTGGTCGATTGTGGCCACAGGCGCGGCTCTGATTCTCATTGTCGTCTGTCTGCTAGTAATGATCAGCGTCAGAGTTGTCAGTTGAAGACGATCGACCTGATCTCCTTCGAGGCCGACATCGCGGAAGCGTTCAATCGCGGCGAGATACGCGCGCCGGTCCACCTTGCGGGCGGAAACGAGGAACAGCTCATCGAGATATTCGAGGGCGTTCGGCCGATTGACTGGGTCTGCTGCTCGTGGCGATCGCATTACCACTGCCTGCTCAAAGGCGTCCCACCGGAACGGCTGAAGGCCGACATCATCGCGGGCCGGTCGATAACGCTGACCTATCCGGAATACAGGATCGTCTCGTCGGCAATCGTCGGCGGCGTCCTACCGATTGCGCTCGGCCTCGCCTGGTCTATCGCGCGGGCGGGCGGCGATGAGCGGGTATTCGTCTTCGCTGGCGACATGACGTCGCTCGGCGGCATGTACGCAGAATGTAAACGCTATGCCGAGGGGTTCAACCTGCCGGTATTCTTCGTCGTCGAGGATAACGGCATCTCGGTCTGCACGGATACGAAAGACACGTGGGGCGAGCGGACGACGGTCTCAAAGCCTGAGGGAGTGCGCGCCGCGAATGGTGCGACGATGAGGTATCGCTACGTGCTGCCGTGGCCCCATGCCGGAGCAGGGAAGCGAGTTCAGTTTTGAGCGCGTACTTCACCGAACTGTCACGCGCGATGGAGATGATCGGCTCCCACCCGCGCGCCGTGTTCATGGGCCAAGCGGTTGCCTGTGCCGGAACCGCAATGAGCCGAACACTTGCGGGCGTCCCGAAGAACAAGTTGATCGAGTTGCCCGTCGCTGAGGACATGCAGATGGGCATGGCGATCGGTGCAGCGATGAACGGCGATATGCCGGTGTGTATCTACCCGCGATTTAATTTTCTGCTGCTGGCGATGAGCCAGTTGGTGCTGCATCTCGATAAGCTGCCACTCTATTCCCGCTACCGGCCGCGCGTGATCATACGCACGGCGATCGCGACGCCGGACCCGCTCGATCCTGGACCGCAGCACCTCGGCGACTATACCGAGGCGTTCGAACTGATGCTCACCACCGTCGTCGTGCGTAGGCTTGACGATGCCGCGCGGATCGTGCCGGAGTACATGGACGCAACGCAGCGGTTGGAATCGACGCTGCTGGTCGAGCGGACGGAGCTCTACACATGAGTAGGCCGGAGATCAGATACCCCACAGCGTTCTCGGTGTGGGGCGACGAGGAGCGCGCGGCAATCGACCGTATTTTGAGGCGCGGCCAGTTAACGATGGGCGCCGAGGTCGCAACATTCGAACGCGAGTTTGCATCCTATCACGACCGTAAGTACGCGATCATGGTCAACTCCGGAAGCTCGGCCAACCTGGTCGCCGTCGCGGCATTGTGTCACCGCACTGGATCTCGACCGATCAAACGCGGGGATGTCGCATTGGTGCCTGCGCTGGCGTGGAGCACGACCTACGCTCCGATTATCCAGCACGGCCTCGATCTCGCGCTAATGGACTGCGACGGCGGATGGAACGCCGACGTTTATCATCCAAGACTCGATGCGAAGAATGCCCGCCTCGTTGTGGGATGCTCGATCCTCGGCAATCCAGCGAACCTGGAGGCGATGCGCACTATGGCCGGTGTGCTCGATGCCGCATTCCTCGAAGACAACTGCGAGAGCATCGGCGCGCGGACGAGCGACGGGAAGCTATGCGGTACATTCGGCGATCTGAGCACCTTCTCGTTTTTCTATTCGCATCAAGTCAGCGCGATCGAGGGCGGCGCGATCCTGACCGACGACGAAGAGCTCGCCGGACTTTGCCGCATCTTGCGGGCCCACGGATGGACGCGCGACGTCACGCCGCCGGTGTCGTTCGACGAGGAATACAATTTCGTCGCCTTCGGCTACAACGTGCGCCCGCTCGAGATGCACGCCGCGGTCGCGCGATGCCAGCTACGCAAGCTCGACGCCTTCACAATTCGCAGGCGGATGAACGCCGTCCTATTCCGCAAGCTGACCGCCGACCTTCCGATCTTTCACCCGGACATCGATGGCGATCCGAGCCCGTTCGGTCTGCACTTCATGGTCAATGACCACGACGCCAGGAACCGGCTTGCGGTGGCCCTACGGGGCGATGGAATCGATTGCCGGCTGCCGACTGGCGGTAGCCTCACCCGGCATCCCTACGGGGCCCGCTGGAGCGCCCAGGAGACCCCTCGGGCGGATGCGGTCCATGATCAGGGCATGTTTCTGGGCAACGGCCCGCTGGACCTGACCGATCAGATTACGGCGGCGGTCGAAGTCATGCGGAGGACGCTCTGATGCGGATACTGATCACCGGCGGAGCCGGCTATATCGGATCGGTTCTCACGGCCGCGCTCCTGGAAGATGGCCACGATGTCACGGTTCTCGACAACTTCATGTATCGGCAGACGTCGCTGAACATGCTTTGCGCGTACCATGACTTCGATGTAATTCGCGGAGACGCGCGGGATGCGGTGGCGCTATTGCCGCTGATCCGGAAGGCGGACGTGGTGATTCCCCTGGCGGGGCTTGTCGGCGCGTCGCTCTGCGCGAGCGACATGGCCGGCGCCGAGACGACGAACCTCGGCGCCGTGGTGACCGCGATCTCGTTGATGAGCCGGGAACAGTTGATGCTGATCCCGATCACGAACAGCGGTTACGGCGTAGGCGAACCAGGAATCGAGTGCACGGAAGAAACACCGATGCGGCCGATCAGTCTCTATGGGCGGACGAAGGTCGAAGCCGAGAAGATCGCACTCGATCATGGCAATGCGATCAGCTTCCGGCTCGCGACGGTCTTCGGTATGTCGGCCAGGATGCGGATCGACCTGTTGGTCAACGATTTCGTCTATCGCGCTGTGACAGACCGCGCGGTGGTGCTATTCGAGTCGCACTTCAAACGGAATTACATTCACGTTCGCGACGTCGCCCGCGCGTTCTGTCACGGCATCGATAACTTCGACGCCATGAAGGGCCGACCCTATAATGTGGGGCTGTCCGATGCTAACTTATCGAAGCTGGAACTATGCGAGCGGATCAAGGCGCGAATCCCGGCCTTTGTCTTTCTGGAGGCACCGATCGGTGAAGACCAGGACAAACGGGACTACATCGTCTCAAACGCACGCATCGAGGCGACCGGCTGGCGTCCGACATGGACGCTCGATGCTGGCATCGATGAGCTCGTCAAAGGCTACAGGATGATCAGGAACACGATTCATGGGAACGCATAGACTCGACCTGATGCTGATCCACCCCGGTGCCGCGCATGGCATCTACGGGGCGCTCGGTGATGATCTGGTCGCGGTCGAACCGCCGCTGTGGTGCCGGCTGATCGCCGGATATGTGCGCGACCGAGGATTCTCAGTCCGGATCATCGATGCCGAGGCCGAGCGGTTGCATCCGGCGAGCGTTGCCGCGTTCGTGGCCGAGGCCGATCCACGGCTGGTCTGCATCGCGGCCTACGGTCACCAGCCATCGGCGTCGACTCAGCAGATGGTCGCCGCCGGCACCACAGCGCGCGAGATCACTGATCGTTCGGCCACCCCGATCCTGATGGTCGGCGGCCACGTTTCTGCGCTACCGGAACGGACGCTGAATGAGGAAATGATCGACTATGCCTGCGTCGGCGAAGGTCCGGAAACGGTCGCGAGCTTATTGCGCGGCAACTCGGTTGAGGAAGTGCCCGGCCTCGTCTGGCGCGATTCGGAGACACTGAAGGTCCGGATCAATCCATCGGCGCCGCTGATCGAAGACCTCTCGCAGCTTCACGGCGATGCCTGGGACCTGCTGCCGATGGCGACCTACCGGGCGCACAACTGGCAATGCTTCGGCGAGCTCGGCCGGCGCAAACCATACGCCTCGATCTTCACGTCGCTCGGCTGCCCGTATCGATGTTCGTTCTGCTGCATCAACGCGCCGTTCGAGACGAATCGATACCGTATGCGCGATCCGCGTGATGTCGTTGACGAGATCCTCAGTCTCCGGAGTCGATACGGCGTCACGACCTTCAAGATCGTCGACGAGATGTTCGTGCTCAACGAGCGGCACTACACGGCTATCGCCGAGGGCCTCGTCGCATCGGGGATCTCCGATGACCTGAACATCTGGGCCTATGCCCGCGTGGATACGGTTAAGCCGGATAAGCTCGCGCTCCTGCGCACCGCCGGCATCCGGTGGCTCGCACTCGGGATCGAATCGGCCAGCGCCTATGTTCGCGATGGCGCATCGAAACGGCTCAAGAACGACGACATCGTCGGCGTGGTGCGCACGATCCAGGCGGCCGGGATCAACGTGATCGGAAACTACATCTTCGGGCTGCCGGACGATGATAGTGCATCGATGCAGGCCACGCTTGACCTTGCGCTCGAACTCAACACCGAGTTCGCTAACTTTTATTCAGCAATGGCCTATCCGGGCTCCCGGCTCTATGACGAGGCGGTCGCGAAGGGATGGACGTTGCCGGAGACCTGGCGCGGATATAGTCAGCACAACGACGATTGTCGGCCGCTCGACACCACGCACGTCGATGCGGCCACCGTGTTGCGGTTCCGCGATGCGGCTTTTACCGCCTACTTCACCGATCCGGACTATCTCGACATGGTGCAGGATCGATTTGGTCTCGAGACGCTCGATCACGTCCGGCGCATGACTCAGTACCGGCTACGCCGGAAACTCCTCGAGCGCGCGCGGGCGGCGGCGTGAATCTACACGACATTGCGTCTGGCGCGATCGGTTCGGTCAACCCGACCGTGCTGGTAACGCTACAGCACAGCACCGGATCGACGACGGACGACGATGGCAAGCGGACCCCGACCTACGACACGACGACCGGGGTGCGCGCGCAAGTGCAGGCGCTGACGTTCACTGACCTGCACCAAATTGACGGGCTAAACCTGAACGGGACTCGGCGTGCCATCTATCTATACGGCGCCGTCGCTGCTACGGTGCGCGCGAGCGGTCAGGGAGGCGACCTGATAACGCTACCAGACGGAAGCGTGTGGCTGGTCGCTTACGTCCTCGAACAGTGGCCTGATTGGTGCAAAGTAGTTTGCACCCTCCAGGACGGGTCATGAACTCTGGCATTTATGTAATCACGTCACCGTCCGGCGGGCAGTATATCGGAAGCGCCATTCACTTCGGCACCCGCTGGCGACAACATCAGTACGAACTTCGGAAGGGTTCTCACTTTAATCGCGCGCTACAGCGGGCGATGGCTAAGTATGGAATCGAGCAGTTGCGGTTCGAAAAGTTACTGGTGTGTCATCCGACCGATTTGCTGATGTTCGAGCAGATCGCACTCGACGGATTAAATCCGAGATACAATGCTTGTCCAATTGCTGGAAGCCAACTCGGGCGCCGCCATACCCACGACTCGAACGAAAAAAACGCCGCCGCTCATCGTGGCAAGAGTCTCACGCCAGAGCATAGAGAAAAGCTTCGGCAGAAGTCTCTTGGCAATCAGAACATGAAGGGGAAGCTGATGCCGTGCGAGGTTAGAGATAAAATCTCTGCGGCATTAAAAGGACGCGGCCCTTCCTCGGATCACATGCAACGTCTTCATCATAGTAACCGAGGCCGAAAAAAATCGGCTGAGGAGATAGCTCGGCGCCAAACGACTCGTGCGGCGAATCAGATGGCGGCAATGGCATGACGGCGCTGCTCGCTCCGACTCAGTCGAACATCATGAAAACGCTGCGGACGTTCATCTTGAGCGTCGTTCCGTCTGGCGTCGCAGTGGTCGATGGGCAAGACAACCGCGTGTCGGAACCGGCCGGTTCGGACTTCGTGGTGATGACTCCGATCAGGCGCGACCGGCTTTCGACCAATGTGGACACATACGTCGACGCACTGTTCACCGGATCGATTGCCGGAAACATCCTAACCGTCTCCGCCGTATCGTTCGGCGCTATCAAGATTGGCAGTCCGGTCCTCGGCAGCGGGGTCATGGCGAACACGTCCGTCACGGCGCTCGGCAGCGGATCTGGGGGCACCGGGACTTACACGATCAACAATCCCCAGAACCTCGGCAGCCGGCCGATCGCGTGCGGCGTCGCGGCGATCCTGCAGCCGACAAGGGTGATCGTCCAACTCGACGTCCACGGACCAGGCAGCAACGATAACGCGCAGATCATCGCGACAGCGCTTCGCGACGAGTACGCGTACGAAAGTTTCAAGGCATCCGGATTCGACGTCACTCCGCTCTATGCGGAGGACCCGAGGCAGATACCTTTTCTGAACGATCAACAGCAGTACGAGACCCGGTGGGTGATCGAGGCCGCAATGCAGGCCAACCAAGTCGTGACGGTTCCGCAGGAGTTCGCGGGCGTCGTGACGGTCCTCACCAAGAGCATCGAAGAGGCATTTCCAGCATCATGAGGAACTAAAACCATGACAATTCCCGCAAACCAAGTCGTCACCGTCACCCCAGGCGTGCTCGCCGCAGGCGGCAATGCGCTCGACCTAATCGGAATCATGCTGACCGCGAACACGAGGGCACCGGCGGGCACGATCCTTTCATTCCCGGACCCGACGTCCGTTGGAAAATACTTCGGTTCATCGTCGGATGAGACCGCAAAGGCCAAGGTCTACTTCAAGGGGTTTGATAATTCGAATGTCAAACCGGCCAAGTTGCGCATCGCGCAATACAACGCGGCGGCTGTCCCCGCCTATTTGCGCGGCGGCCAAGCATCGACGCTGACGTTGACACAACTCCAGGCGCTCAGTGGGTCACTGACCGTCGTGATGGACGGCTATCCGCACACCGCTAATGCGATCAACCTCTCGGCCGCGACAAGTTTCTCGTCGGCTGCGAGCATCATCGGAAGCGCGATTAACGCCTCCGAACCGGTCCAAGCTAACTTCACCGGCTCGATCTCTGGCAACCTCCTGACCGTTTCCGCGGTAGCTTCGGGCGTGCTCGCGATCGGTCAGACCGTGAGCGGCACCGGCGTCGTAGCTGCGACCATCATCACTGGACTCGGAACGGCAACCGGAAGCACCGGAACGTATAACGTCAATAACGCGCAGACGGCTATTAGTGCGGGCATGAGCTCGCTCGCGACCGCGCCCACCGTGAGCTACGACTCAATCTCCGGCGCGTTCGTCGTCACTTCCGGAATCGTTGGTGACGAATCGTCGGCGGCGTTCGGCAGTGGCACCATCGCTGCCGGACTGATGCTGACGTCCGTCACTGGTGCCGTGCTGAGTCAAGGCGCAGACGCGACCACGCCAGGCCCATTCATGGATTCGATCGTCAACCAGACCCAGGACTGGGCGACATTCTTCACGCTGTTCGATCCTGATGGCGGCAACGGCCATGCGAACAAGCTAGCGTTCGCTCAGTGGACGAGCCTGACCATCGACCGCTACGCGTACATCTGTTGGGACAATGACATCGTCGCGACGGAGATCGTTCCTGCGACGTCGACCCTCGGCTACGCGCTGCAGCAGGCCAACTATGACGGCACCTGCCTGATCTATTCACCCGACGCCGAAAAGGCGGCGTTTATCAGCGGCACGGTCGCATCGATTGACTTCACCGAGACGAACGGCCGTACCACCGGCGCGTTCCGCTCGCAGGCCGGGCTGCTTGCCGACGTCACCGACGCCGCAACCGCGGTCAACCTTGCGGGCAATCCGCAGGTCGCTGGCGACTTCGGCAACGGATATAACTTCTATGGAGCCTATGCGACGGCGAACGACCAGTTCGTGTTCTTCAATCGCGGCACCATCACCGGTCCGTGGGACTGGTTGGACAGCTACATCAACCAGATTTGGCTGAACAACCAGTTCCAACTCGATCTGATGCTGATGCTGACTCAGAACAAGTCCGTGCCGTACAACCCGCAGGGCTACGCGTTGATCGAAGCCGCGCTGATGGACACGATCCAGGAGGGCCTCAACTTCGGCGCCTTCCGCGCCGGCGTCACGCTTTCCGCGCTACAGGCCGCAGAGGTCAACAACGCGGCGGGCAAGCCGATCGACAAGACGCTCAGCACACAGGGCTGGTACTTGCAGATCAAGGATGCCCTCCCGGCCGTTCGCCAGAACCGCGGCTCGCCGCCGTGCACGTTCTGGTACATGGACGGTGAGAGCGTCCAGGCCATCAACCTCGCCAGCATCGACGTCCAGTAAGGAAGGAACAAACATCATGGGTCTCACCCTCACCGCGGCCAATTCCATCATCCAGATCACGGTCGCCGGCGTCGGCGGCGCCACGCTTGCAGGATTTGCTGCCGACGACATCTTCAACACCCCGTCGATCGCACCGACCGAAACGGTCATGGGCGTCGACGGCAACCTCTCCGGCGGATTCACCTTCCGCGAGATCAAGCAGGACTATTCGATCATGCCGGATAATCCGGCGACGAACGACCTGTTCACGCAATGGCAGCAGCAGCAGCAAAGCCAGCAGGACGCGTTTACGGCGAACGGTATCGCTATCGTGCCTGGTCTGCTTCAAAAGTGGATCATGACCAAGGGATTCCTGACCGGCTTCCCACCGGTGCCGAGCGCCGGCAAGCTGTATAAGGCGCGCAAGTTCGAGATCACCTGGGAACGGGTCAATTCCGCGCCGACATGAGGAGGACGTTAGATGGGGCGAAAGACGAAGCCAATCGAGATCAAGGAAGAAGGTCGCGACAAGGGTAAAGTATTCGTCATCAAGGAGATGTCGGCGCGCGGCGCCTTTAAGTGGGGTTGCCGCGCGCTGTCTGCGATGTCTCGATCGGGCGTTCCGATGCCACCAAATATCGAAGGCACCGGTCTGCTCGGCGTCGCGGCGATCGGCATCCGCGGCATATTCCTCGCGGACCCGGACGAGATCGAGCCGCTGCTCGATAAAGTCATGAGCGAGTGCATACGCTTTGCGCCCAGCAAGGAACCGGAGCTGACCCGACTCGTCAACGATGATCTTGATGACATCGAAGAAGTCGCAACGGTGATTTTTCTCTACATGGAGGTGCTCGACCTGCACGTGGGTTTTTCCGTGGCCGACGCCCTTTCGAAGCTGGCGTCGGCGAAGACGACGACGGACCAGAACTAGTCGAGTACCCCAACGTAGACCCCGCCTGTGGAGCAGTAATTTCGGCCGGCAAAGCTACGATGCACGAGCTCGACACGGTCTACGGGCTGGAGGACCTTTACGACTTGCTCGAGATACTGACCGTCGACACCCACAATCGCCGTTTGCTAAAAAGGGAATGACGACATGCCATCACTAACTGCCGCCCAAGCCACCACGTTTGCTGACCAGATGCTGATCTCTCAGGCAGGCCAGAGATATATCCAGGTTGCCAATGACCCTACCCTCCAGGACGCCTTCACTAAGGTAAATTCGTTCATAGCGAAGTACACCGTCGCGGCTGCTTTTCACGATGCTCTAATCGCCGACTCCAGGTTTGTGCCACCGGGCTGATAGAAAACCGTCATGCCCACCATCATCGACTCCCTCATCGTCGAACTCGCGCTCGATCCTTCTAAGTTCACGCAGGGTCAGCGAGAAGCCGTCGACTCGCTTCGAAAGACCGAGGAAGCGGCGGTCGGGTCCGGCAAGAAGACCGAGGAGGCTGGCGCCAGGTCGTTCGAGGGCATGAACCGGCTCGGCAAGCAGGCGCTCGGGTTCTTCGCTCTCATCGCCGGCGGTGTTGGCATGAAGGAGTTCGCGCAGCGGATCGTCACCGGCGACGTTGAGATGGGGCGCATGGCGCTGCGGCTCGGCCAGACCGTCAGCGGCCTCTCTGTCATGCGCGGCGCTGCGATTCTCGCCGGCGGCGACGCCGCAACGATGACGCAGTCGGCACTGAACCTGACCCAGCAGCTCCAGATGCTTTGGATCACCGGCACGTCGCAGGTGATCCCGTTCTTCCGCGCGCTGCACATTGACGTGCGCCGCGGCAATGGCACGTTCAAGGACGCGACCGAGCTCTACCTTGAGATGGCGAAGCGATTCGAGGGAATGGACCCCGCGCGCGCCGGCGCCTTCATGTCGGCGATGGGCATCGACAACACCACCATCGCCATGATCCTCAAGGGCCGCGACGCCTTCCAGTCTTACCTCGACGAAGCCAAGAAGTTCGGCCCGATCAATGAAGAAGATGCCGCCGCAGCCGAGACGATGCTGCGCGCCTGGCGCGCGATCGAAGTCCGGTCGCTGGCGCTGGGCGGCCGCCTAACGACCACGCTTCTGCCGACGATCAGGCGCATTAAGGAAATCCTCGAACAGCCGATCTCGGAAGTCCCCGGCAATCTGGCGGCGTGGATTTCGCGCAAGTTCTCGCCTGACAAAAGCGTCGCCGCGATAGACAAAATCAATCCGTTCGCGCCCATCATACTGCCGGAACCAAAGAAAACGCCGGGACTCGTGGATACGGTTACCACGCCGTTCCGCGAGATGTTCAAGGGTGCCACGACGACGCCGTCACCGTCGCCGCCTATCCAGCTACCCGAGCCGGAGAAGATGCCGGGACTCTGGGAGACGATCACCGCCCCATTCCGCGGCGAGCCTGAGCCGACGCCGTTGCCGAAGTCGCGCCCGATCCCGTCCCGCGCGTCCGGCGACTGGAAGGTCCCCGAGATTATGCTGGCGATGCTCCACCCCGGTGAGATGGTTGTGCCCGCGCCGATCGCCGATAAGGTTCGCGCTGGTGGCGATGGAGGCGGCTTGCCCGGTCGCGCTCCGGAAGACCGTGAGACGCGCCTACACGGATGGGAAGGCATTGCGCTACGCGGCGTTCAAGGTCTGCTGCAGGGCGCGGCGGGCGCGGCGCAGGTGAACAACAGCCATACCGATAACCGTTCCGAAAGCAGCGTTCACAACAACACCGAGACCCACGTCGGCAACGTCCACATCCACACGACCGCGCAGGATGCCAGCGGCATCGCTCGCGACCTTCGCGCTGCGCTCGAGACATCGAATGAGCGGATCCGCCGGACCGCGCAAGCCAACAGCAGCCTGGTGTGACGCATGGAATTACTGACCGCAGACGGCCCGAATCTTCCGGCCATCACCCAGTGGGGACTTTTCGGCGGTGGCGGCGCGGCCGTAACCGCTGACAATGTCGTCGCGTTCGAGCTCAAGAAGAATTGGTACTTGGCCGACTACCCGGTCGAGGGCGGAGGATTCGAGAGCTACGACAAGGTTGCGGTGCCCTATGACGTCCGACTCCGTTTCTCGGCGGGCTACTCCGCAGGTAACCGCGCGGCGCTGCTCAATTCAATCGACCGGATCGCCGGAGACCTGAATCTCTACGATGCGGTGACGCCCGAAAAGACCTACCCGAACGTCAATGTCACGCACTACGATTTTCGACGGACTGCCGATCGCGGCGCCGGGCTGATCCAGCTCGACGTGTGGCTGCTCGAAGTCCGATCCGGGTCGTCATCGGTGTTCGGCAGCGGTGCGCAGGGTGCAAGCGCGTCGAGCGCGAGCTTCGGCGGAAACGTGCAGGCGAAATAAGATGAAGACGATTCCTCTCCAGCCGCTTCCATGCCAGATCGTGGGCGTCACGCTTGCGAACCAGGTCTGCCAGATCAAGGTCTACCAGAAGTTCTTCGGCGTATTCATGGACCTCTACGTCAACAATAAGCTGATCATCGGCGGCGTCATCTGCGAGAACCTGAACCGGATCGTGCGATCGCTTTATCTCGGCTTCCTCGGCGACCTGCAATTTAAGGATACGCAGGGCTCCGCCGACGTGGAGTACCACGGCATCGGCACGCGGTTCGTGCTCCAATATCTTGAGGTATCGGACTTGGCTCCAGGGGAAGGCTAACCGCGTGGCCTTCTTCCACAAGATGATCAACGTGACGTTCGGGCTTGCGAGCGGGTCGCTGTTCGCACAGTCGGGTGGCGTCCCTGGCGACATGCTTCAGCTTAAGGGATTGCGCGTGACGGCCGAGATCACTAAGGCCGGCGGCGCAGCGCTCGGGACCGCGCGGCTCAAGATTTACGGAATGACGAACTCGCACATGAACAAGCTCTCGACGCTTGGCATGATCTACCAACTGGTCCCGCGCAACAGCGTCACAGTCGAGGCGATTGACGAAAACGGAAGCTCGATTGCGTTCACCGGCACGATCACGAACGCCTATGCCGACTTTAAGTCGATGCCGGACGTTCCATTTCACGTCGAGGCGCACACTGCACTCTACGAGGCCACGGAATCCGCGCCCGAGCAAAAGAGCTACAAGGGCACGATCGACATCTCGCGGATCGTCACCGAACTCGCCGGACTGATGGACCTAACGCCAGAGCTCAATGGCACGACCTTCAAGCTCCACGATCAGACGCTCAAGGGCTCCTACCGCGAGCAGGTCAAGCAAGCGATTGAAGCTGCCGGCCTCGGCAATAACTGGGTGATCGACGACACCACGCTGGCGATCTGGCCGAAGGGCAGCTCGCGGCAGACGAAAGGTGCGGTGCTGATCTCGAAGGATACCGGGATGAAGGACGCGCCGTCGTTTACTGCGATGGGGATATTGGTCGAGACCAGGTATAACCCGAATATCGTGTTCGGCGGCAAGGTCGAGATCAAGAGCATCTATACGCCGGCGAACGGCACCTACACGGTCTACACGATCAACCATTACCTCGAGGCGAATGTCCCGAAGGGCGGATGGTTCTCGACCATCGGCGCTTACGATTCGTCCGCTGCCGCACCGGTGACGCTATGAGCGGCGATCTCGTCGGATACGGCCAGCAGGAGCCGGGCGATACCTCCTCGGACTTCAACACCACGACCTTCATGGTCCGGCAGATGATTGCGCGCCTATCGATTACCAAGCTGGTGCAGGTGGTGGCGGTCAATAAGGAGAAGAATCCGAACCCGCAACAGGGCGAGGACCCAGACGTCGCGCCAGCTGGCACCGTCGACGTCGTTCCGCTCGTCAACCAGATCGACGGGCGTGGCAACGCAACGCCTTGGGCCACCGTCTACAACGTGCCATTCACGCGCATTTACTCCGGCACCAGTACGCAAAACGGCGGAACGATTAGCGCGATCATCATGGACCCGCAGGTCGGGGACATCGGTTACGTCGTGGCGAATGACCGCGATTCCGGGACAGTGATCAGGAATCTACAGGCGATCATCCGGGCCGACGGCCAGATCCCGGTCGCGAAGACGAAAAGCCAGGTTCCGACGCCACCGCAGGGCAATCCTGGCTCCTTCCGCCGTTTCGACATATCCGATGGAATCTATGTCGGCGGCGTGCTCGACAAGAAGCCGAACCAGTACATCCTCTTCAACGCGAAGGGGATCGTCGTCTACGACAGTTTCAAGAACAACATGGTGATGAACAAGGACGGCATCGTCATCCTCGACAAAAATAATAACAAAATCACCATGAACAAAGACGGCATTGTGATCCTCGATAAAAGCAACAATAAAATCACGATGGACACCTACGGCATTGTCGCGCTGGACAAGAACGGCAACCAGATCACGCTCAACGCGAACTGCATCGAGGTCAAGGATTTCAACAGCAACGACATGCTGATGAACGCGAGCGGAATCCACATGACCCCGAAGACCGGGCAGCCACTATCCATTAACGGTTCGGTGTCAATCAATGGTGCGCTGACCGCTACGGCGAACATCGGAACTACCGGCGGGAACGTCATCGCGCTCCTCGGAAACCCGGGTCAGGTCGACCTGCTGTTCCATGTTCATACCTACGACCGACCGGACGGCGTGTCCCATCCGTTCAACACTCTCTTCCCACAGGGGTAACAGATGCAGACGCTTCTCCTCGACCCCGATACCTGGGACCTCACGGTCGACGGCCACGGCAACATTGCCGTCGCCGATCCGGCGCTCTCGCTCGCGCAGGATGCGGCGGCAGCGATTCGTCTGTTCCGCGGCGAGCTCTGGTACGACATCGGCCCCGGCGTTCCGTACTGGGAGGCGATCCTCGGTAAGTGGCCGCCGGTCGAGCTGATGAAGGCGAAGTTCAACGAGGCGGCGCTGAGCGTGCTGCCGGAGGGGTTCACGGCGGAGTGTTTCATCACCTCCATCGTTGACCGCCGTGTCGCCGGTCAGGTACAGATTAAAGACTCGGGCGGCACGATCGTTTCAGCGGCGGCGTTCTAGCGATGGGCACCACCAACGTTCCAGTCCCGAACTTCGGCCTCACCGGCTTCATTGCTCCGCTCGAGGAGGACGTCCTCAAGGGCGTCATCACCGATTATCAGACTGCGTTCAATGGCCGGCTGAACCTGGACATCAACATCACCTCGACACTGAGCACGCCGCAGGGCCAGCTCGCGTCGAGCACCGCTGCGATCATCGGTAACGTCAACGACCTGTTCGTCTATTACACCAACCAGGTCGATCCGGCCTACGCCAAGGGCCGGATGCAAGATGCGATAGCTCGCATCTACTTCATCGAACGAAACCCGTCGCAACCTACCGTGATCCAGGTCGAGTGCGTCGGATTGACCGGGGTCGTGATTCCGGTTGGCTCGCTCGTCCAGGACACCGACGGAAACATCTATGCGTCCGGGACCGCCGGCACGATCCCGCTCGGCGGCATGGTGCTGATCGCGTTCGCCAACCTCGTCCCGGGTCCGACGGCAATCCCCGGCACCAACGAGATCGCGATCTATCAGGCGATCCCCGGCTGGGATACCGCCACGGTCGCCTCCGGGATCGTCGGCAACGACGTCGAGGGTCGAGACGCCTTCGAGGAACGACGCGCGCTCTCGACCGCGCAGAACTCTGCCGGATCGCTGCCGTCCGTGCTCGGTGCCGTGCTCAACGTCCCCGCCGTGCTCGACGCCTTCGTGACCGAGAACGCGACGGGCACCGCGGTCACCCTCGGCGGATTCACGATCGCGCCGCACTCGATCTACGTCGCCGTCGTCGGCGGAGATCCGAACGCCGTCGCGAAGGCGATCTGGACACGCAAGGCGCCGGGGTGTTCCTACAACGGCAACACGTCGGTCACGGTCTACGATGACAGCTCCGGCTACACGCCGCCGTTCCCGGCCTACACCGTGCTCTATGAAACGCCGAAGTCGCTGCCGATCCTGTTCAGCGTCAACATCCTTGAGAACGCGCAGGTCCCGGCCGACATCGTCGACCAGATCAAGGCCGCGCTGATCGGCGCTTTCGCCGGTAGCGACGGAGGGGCGCGCGCGCGCATCGGGACGACGATCTATGCCAGCCGGTATTACCAGTCGCTGTTCTCGCTCGGCTCATGGATGAAGATCATCAACGTACAGGTCGGATCGAAAAACGACGCCGACGTCGCGACCTTCACCGGCTCGATCGGTGGGACCGCGCTCGTCGTAAGCGGCGTGAGCGGAATCATCGCGATCGGGCAAGCCGTGTTCGATACCAGCGGAAACGTCCTCCCCGGCACCATGATCGTCGGCGGCGCCGGTACGCAATGGACGCTCAACTATTCGCAGAGCGTTGCAAGCGAGACGATGCAGGCCGCCAGCGCGAACGAGGTCGACACCCCCGTCAACATCGACCAGGTACCGACGCTGATCGCCGATAATATAACGGTGACCCTGACATGACCGGCCCGCAATACCCGCGGCCGCGGCCTGCGGGATCGAACGCCATCGGGACCTTCGCGATCGGCATCAGCCCGATCGGCACGATGCCGCCGTTCGACTACTGGAAGACGATCATCAGCGAGTACGGCAACAGCGACCTGCTGACGACGCTGATCGGAAATATGTGGCAGTACCTCGACCAGACAAAAAACATGGACGACTTCTTCGACCTGATCTGGAACGTCGACACCGCGCAGGGCTACGGCCTCGACGTCTGGGGCCGCATCGTTGGCGTGACCAGGACGCTGCATATCGTCGCCGGTAACTTCTTCGGCTTCGAACAGGGGCCGTGGGACGACTTCGGCCCGTCCGGCGGCGAATCGCCGTTCTACAAGGGTGCCGCCTCGACGAGCAACTATCTGCTAACCGATCACGCCTACCGCTTCCTGATCTTCGCCAAGGCGCTCGCCAACATCTCCAACGGCTCGATCCCGAGCATAAACCAGATTCTTCGGCTCCTGTTCCCTGGCCGCGGGAACGCCTATGCTACAGATGACGGCAACATGACGATGCGGTATAAGTTTGAGTTCGCGTTGGCACCGTTCGAACTCGCGATCGTCACGCAATCGAACGTCCTGCCGAAGTCGACGGGTGTGAGCTGCGCCGTCGACGCCCCGACCTGATCCGAGGATTCCCCATGAAGGCCAACGCGATCCCCACCAAGTTCGTCGTCCCCTTCGGCTACAACGTCGGAGGCGGCGACATCCGCGCGATTCCGCTCGACACCTCGGATGCGAACGCGGCGTCGCTGCGGGGCGGTTTCCCGCCGTCTACGTTTACCCCGGTCAACGCTGGCGGCGTGCCGCCGGACGGCCGCGACTTCAACGGACTGTTTAATCAGGATACCGCATGGGCGCGATGGTTCAGCGCCGGCGGTCCGGTCGAGTGGGACCCGACGTTCTCGACCGCGGTCGGGGGCTACCCGAAACACGCCATCGTCGCATCGGCGGTGACCGAGGGATATTTCTATTACTGTCTCGTCGACGACAATACGACCAACCCGGACACCGGCGGAGCGGGATGGTTGCTGTTCACGCTGCTCACGGTATTCCAGCAGGCCCTCGCCGGCGCTGCGATCAACCTGCGCGGCACCGCGACGGGCGGGACCAAGCTGGCGTCATGGACCGCAGACGAGATGGTGGTCGAGACTGCGCTCGGCGGCATCGGCTACAAGTGCCCGAATATGGCCGTCGCGATCAATGCGGCCACGGTCGGCGCGAACGGCATGGACACGGGGTCGTCTCCGACGTCCGGCGACCTCAGCATTTATCTAATCTTTAACCCGGTAACGAACACGTGGGCCACGCTCGGCACGATCACCGGGTATGGAGCAACATACTCAGGCACGCACATGCCGGCGGGGTACACCGCATCGGGACTGCTATGGCATGGCAAGACGGACGCCAGCGGAAACATCCTTCAGTTCGCGCAGGTCAACCGCAAAATATACATCACCGAACTCGGCGGCGGACCTCTCGGTAACGTCATCGTGTACACCGCCAACCTTCCTACGACGCCGACATCTGTGAGCTGCAGCACATACGTCCCGCCGGGAGCTGTGGAAGTGTTCGGCGGCGCGTCGTGCTCAGGCGCACCGCTCGGGTTCTTGTGGATCGCCGGCACCCCCGGCAACGGTATCTACGCAGGCGGGATGGCCGGCGTTTCGGTTGTCGGGTTCGGCGTTAACAGCATGTGGGGTCCGGTGCCGCTGGTCACGCCGCAGATGCTCTACTACTACTCGCTGCTCGCCGGGCAGTTGGGAGGCTTCTGGGTCAGCGGCTATTCGATCTGAGGGCAAGCAAGATGCAGTACGTTCAAACAACTCCGGATAGAACTGCGATCGCGGTCTGGTATGCCGGTCCGCAGTCGATCACGACCGACAAGCCGTTCTACGCCGTGATCGCGGACGACGATCCGCGGTATATCGCATGGCTGGCCGCGCAGCAGGTATCCAAGGAGTACACCATAGCGATCGGCGCGGGGGTCCAAATCGTCTCGACCGGAACGCCTGCGTTGAACGGCACCTATGCAATCGACACTCCAGCGCAGCAGAATCTCTCGGCGGTAGCGGCTGGCATCGCCTCGCGCAACCGCGTTCCCGGGGGTGGTACGACGTTCAACTATTACGACACCGCGGGAAACCCGCACGCCTTCAACGCCACCAACTTTTTGAACTTCGCGTCCGCCGTCGAGGACTACGTCTACGCGCTTGACGAGGGCCAGTTTCCCTCGCAGCCGGTCACGATCCCATGAGAGGAACGACCAACATGACGATGAGGAAGTTCGCGGTCGCCGCGCTCGCGCTGGCGTTGCTGTGGCCTGCTGCGGCCGCGGCTCAGTCGACCCCGCAGCCCGCGCTCTATTACGGCTACGTCCCGACCGCAGCGCAGTGGAACGGATACTTCGCGGCCAAGCAGGACGCCCTCGGTTATTCGCCGCTGAACAAGGCCGGCGATACGATGCTGGGCAAGCTGATCGCGGCCACGCCGTCGGCCAGTCTCGCCAGCCTCAATCTGCCGCACGGCACCGCGCCATCGGCCCCGACCAACGGCGATATGTGGACGACGACGGTCGGCCTTTATGCCCGGATCAACGGCGCCACGGTCGGCCCGTTCTCTACCGCATCGGCCGCTACCTTCGCCGCCGGCGCCGGTCTCGGGGTCACCTTCCCGGCGAGCGTCGTCACCTACGCGATCAACTATGCCTCTGCCGGAACATGGACCGTTGCCCAAGCCATCAGCCTGAACGCCGCTGCGCTTCCCGCTGGTCTTACTGGCAGCGTTCTCCGACTCGGTCAGGTCGACGGCACTATCGCGCGGCTGGAGGTGGACAGCTTCGGGACCTCGGCTCCTGGTGTCCTGTCTATCGTCTATGGGCGCGGCACCGCTGCTGCCCCGACCGCCGTGCAGAGCGGCGATGAGCTCGGCAGTTTCAACTCCTGGGGCTACATCGGTGCCGGGACTCTTTCGAGCACGGCCGTCGCCGCGTTCCGCACCTACGCAGCAGAGACATTCTCGTCTGGACATCAGGGCAGCCAGGCCTGCATCTCGACGACCGCCATCGCGGCGGCCACTCTCACCAACGGTCTCTGCCAGAACAACGACTTCGGGGTGACCATCGCTTCGCCGACTGGCGGAAGCAAGGGCGCCGGCACCCTCAACGCCACCGGCCTCTACGTCAGCAATGTGAGCGTCCTGACCGCCAACCAGACGATCACGCTTACCGGCGTCGTAACCGGCTCCGGCACCACCTCCATCACCACCGCGTTCGCCAGCAACCCGGCACTGGGAGCTGCGACGGCAACGTCCGTCGCAATCGGCGGCTGCACCATCGGCAGCAACGTGCTCTGCGCCACCGGCACGACCAACCTGGCCGGTGCCACCACCGTCACCGGCGCCAGCTTCGGCCTCAGCGGCAACATCTCGGCTGCGGCGTGGACCACCAGCGGCGTCCGGTACAAAAACGTCGCTGCGACTCTGACCGACACCTCGTCGAGCGGAACCGTCGCCACCGCATACACCGATATATGGGGCGGCAACACCATCGCGGCGTCGAGCGCGGCGACGTTCACGAACTACTATGGAAGTTACTTCAAGGTTCCTGCCGCCGGCACGAACGTCGTCATCACGAACCCGTATGCGATCGGTGCCGACAGCGCGAACTTCGCTACGCTCGCCGTCGGCGGCGTCGGCGTCACCCTCCCGATCAGCGTCGCGAACAGCGCCTCGGGCGTCGCCAACCTGGCGACGATGGCGGCCTACACGATCAAGGGCAACGCGACGAGCAGCACCGCGGCACCGACCGACATCCTGCTTTCGGGCCTGACCAATAAGGCATCGCCGACGTCCTCGGATATTTTGCTGATCTCGGATGAGGCGGCGAGCCACGCGCTGAAGTATTCCACCATCGCCCAGCTCGTCGGTGCCGTGACCTCCGGCGTCTCGTCGGTAGGAAACGCCTCCTCGGACACGTCGCTGACCATCACTGGCACTGGCTCGGGGCCGTGGACCGGCGCCGTAACGGTCAAGCTCAACCTCGCCGTCGCCCAGACCTGGACCGCTCTCCAGACCCACAACAACTCGATGATCGCGATGCTGGGATCGTCGACCGGCAAGACCACGCTTACCAGCGCCAATGCCGGGGCATCGAACTATACGGCGACCCTTCAGGCTGCGTCCGGCACCTTGGCCTACCTGGACCTCGCCGGTCAACTCATGGCTGGCGGCGCCAACGTCACGCCGTTCAGCATCGGCTCGGTGAGCAGCGGCACGACTACGATTGATTGCAGCAAGAACCCGCAGCAGTGGATGGTCAACACCGGGGCCTCCACCATCGCCGCGCCGACCAGCGACAGCTCCTGCACGATCACAGTCATCGACGGCGCCAGCGCCGGGCTCATCACGCCCTCCGGCTTCGTCAAGGTTGGTGGTGCCACGTTTGCACAGGCTGCCACGGCATCGGCGAGCTGCACGGCCACGAGCGCCAGCCCGGCCGTGTTCACCTATACGTCGAACGGGCTCATAAACAATCAGCCGGTCTATCTGTCCGGCACCACGGCGCCGACCGGCTTTGCGCTGGGCACGGTCTACTACGTCAACGCGGTTGCCACGAACACCTTCCAGCTCGCAGCCACGCCGGGAGGAGCATCGATCAACTCCAGCAGCACCGGCACGTCGATCACCTGCAACGTGCCGTCAGTCTACGCGCTGGTGATCGTGCGCACGAACGGCCTGTCCACCGCATCGTGGGTGCAGCAGCAATGAGATCGCGCCTACTACTTTGCTTCGCGGTTGCTCTAACCGTTCTCAGGGCGGCGTCGGCGCTCGCCCAGGCCGGCGCCGGGCCGCTTCCCGGCATGGCTCCGGGGTTGTTCCTCGCGCCATCGGTGCCCATCGGGACTCCGGTCTTCATCGGGGCAAACAACAACACCGGCGGAACGACCACGATCGCCAAGGCGACCACGGCAAGCGCTCCCGTCGGCAGCGTCGTCGTCGTCTCCATCGGATGGCTGCTGAACGGCAGTCTCCACGTCACCGGGGTCAGTGACGGGACGAACACCTACACTGCTGCGGTCAGCTCGACGTCAGGCGGAGAGGTGTGGAAGTCTGGCATCCTGACGGGAACGCTCGCCTCCAACACGACCATCACCGTCACGTTCTCCGGAACACCGAACATCGCCGAGTACCTCTCGATTGCCTACGTCACTGGTCTGTCCAGCGCCGCCGCCGACAAGACGGCCAGCGCAGATGCTGGTACTGGGTCGAGCTACAGCGTGTCGAC